GGAATTGGCATCGCGACGGCTGGGCCAGCCGATCTTGCGCCAGCCGGTCAGCCAACTATTTATGCGAGTATAGGCGTCGAGAACGTCCTGAATGTCGGTGTATTGCGTATCGTTCAGCCCGCCATCCCAGACAAACGTTGGGCGGTCAGGCTCGTTGACTGCATATAGCGCGGTTTCGATGTCGAAAATCGAGATGCCGCCGCTACCGTATAGGGTTACGTCAGGATAGCCGCGCAGAATCCCGCCAGTCTTTGGGTCTGAGGCCACCGTTCCATTGGGGTAGCTATCGCCGCCAATGACCATAGGCTGGGGGGTGTAGCTTGAGCCCCCACCCGCTCTTAGGGTGTTTGGTAGCGCTAGTCCAATACCAGACTTACCAATCATATCAGATAGTGTGCCTGTGTAGCCAAGGCTACGTAGGTATTCAGCATGGAGGTCATTGTAGGAGCCACTGCCTGAGCTAGTGACCCCTTTCAAGAACTCGAATGCTTCATCATTAATTGTTTGCATTAAATAGCTCTCCGATATCCAAGCAGCTTAGAGGCATCAAAGTTGTCAATGCTGACACTATCACCCTGATTACCGCCCAGCACCTTGATGGTGCCATCTGCGTTCATGCCAGCATAGAAGCCAACATGTCCCTGCCAGCCATTAGGATCGCCACGGCTAAACACCACAACGTCACCAACCTGTGGCGTACTTACTGGCTTACCCCAATCGAGGTATGACCGAGCATTCAACTTACCAGTCCCAGCATTACCAGTACTAGCATGGAGGACAGCATCAACGAATGCAGCACACCAAGCAGTCTGTGCGGGATTGATCTTAATACCAGCCGTGTTCTGAATGAACGCTGACAGAATCTGCACGTCCTCTGCATTGTTCTCGTTCTTGCCAATAAAGGCTTCAGCGAAAGCTACAGGGTTAGTTGCATCTACAACAGCAGGTGCATCGACAGCAGAAGTCTGTTCCACAGAACGTTCAGCATAAGCTCGTGCTTCTACTGGGTCAGGGTTAAAATCCTCAAGGGTTAGCTCGTGGGGATTAACCGAGGCAGCAGCGGCAAGGCCTTCAGTACTGGTGATAGGGTCAGCTACATTAGTTGCAGCCGGTGTAGGGGCCTTAGCGGGCTCTACAGGGGCATCAGGATCAACGAGTGGGTTGCCACTACCATCCTGATTAAAGATACGACCTGCAAAGTTCTGTTCCCATACAGTCTTAGCATCTACACCAGTCACGTTAGCCTGTGCATTGATGAGGTTGTTCAAAGGAACGCCCATCGAATTGTCACCGCTATTGGCCTGATCAGCAATAGACTGAACACGTGGATTACCTGCGTACTGATCACTAGGAACAAACTCCACAGCGGCACCATTCCACACAGGCTTCAGAAGCTGTGACATTGGAATGTTTGTAACACCACCGGAGTTACCAGCACCGACACCGGCCTTGCTAGGATCGGATACGGGAACAGTTTCCCAGTACTGCTGGATTGCTGGGACAAGCTCAGAGGCATAGTTCTCTTCGAGAATACCCACCAACTTATCTGCATGTTCCGCAGAGACACCCCCACCCAATTCAATTAGGTTTCGTACCTCTGGACTACCAAGCGTTTCGACAGTATCCTTGTAGCCAAGGGCACCCTCAGTGTTTGAACGCTCATTGACATAGGCACCATCAATGATGGCGTTAAGGTTGTCAGTAGTCTCCTGAATAACTTCAGGACTAGACGAGCTAGTCAGGCTACCAGCAATCTTACGGATGTTCTCAACGTATCGAGCAGACTCTGGAGAATTGTCAATAATGCTAACAGCACCTCGCTTGTCAATCTCTTCGAGCTTCTTAATCGTCTCAACATCCCACATACCAATACCAAGGCTGGTGTTAGCTAGGCCAAGGTCGTTCAGCAATGCTGACTTGGCAATCTTGGCAGCGATCACAGGATCAGCGTTATACATCATCTGATACTGTAGGCCCACATTCTTGATAGCGCCTTCCATGACAGAAGTTTCTACCGAGCCAGTAGACCACTCATTGAACGTAGTGAGAAGTTGCTCAATAGGCTCAACGATGTATGAAGCATCAGAGTTAAGCGCAGCGTCCTTGATACCAGCAATACTACCATTCAAAGACAGGTTAAGCTGAGCAGCAATGGCTGCCTTGTTCTCCGGGTTGGCACGAATTTGTTCCATGGCCTGATTGATCTGTGTCTGGGCTGCAGGGAATGCACTATCTGCTAGGCCGATGATTGTGTTGGTTGCACGGTTCTTCATCGACTCAGTGACAATGCCACCCTCAGCCCTAATAATCTCAAGCGACTGATTAAGGGCCGTAGCCTCACGAGAACGAGCCTGAAACACCTTATACTCTTGTGGCGTGTAACCAAGCTGTGCAGCTTCTTTGTTGGCTGCATCAATACCCTGTTGCTCAATAGTACCCTCAACCACAACGTGGCCAAGACCGTTGGCACCAGCGAAGTTGGACCACACCTTATCAAACTCAGCCTGTAGGGCTGGGGCGTTGCTAAGATACTGGCGACGCAGGTTACGTGCCTTTAGCATACCCTCTTCTTTACCCATCACACCCTGATCAATTGCATCAGCAATGTCAAGAAGCTCAGTCTCATATCCTGTCAGTACCTTCGTTGACGCATCAACTTGGCTCTGTTTAAAGATGGAGCCAGCGATAGCGCCGATAGTACCAAACGCATCGCCTAGTCCATTGGCAAGGACTTCACCACTACGGTCTGGGGCTGGGGCTTGCACAGGAGCTTGAACACGGACGGACGGCTCAATGCCGCCCTCCATGATCGTATTCCCAAAGTCAATTGCCATAAGATTCTCCTGCTATATCATACATTTCCAGAAGCACATCCACTTGTTCCTGTGACATGTTGCTGGCGTTAATCATTCTGATAGCATCATCTGGGTCGTAGAGGCCCGAGCCCTTAAAGAGCTTCTCAAACAATACATCAGGGTTTTGCCCTGCTTTGAAGGCATAGTAGTCGGCTACCTTATCCATGTAGTTGGGGTTATTCCCAAACACACGGGATGCCTCAGACAAGACACGCATCTGGATTTCAATGTCAGCGACATCCTCGCCCTGACGTGTATAGACCATGAACAACTTGTCCACAATCTCCTTGATATCCTCATCAATCTTATCACTCACTTCCCACTCAATCTTGTTAGACTCCCAATAGCGAGCCTCGTCAAGAGTGGCAAAGCCAGCAGCCTTAGCCAACACTTCCATGAAGGAAATGTCGTCATCAACTACCTGACCAGTGCGAGTTGTGATCTTCCCAAGCTCCATCATATACTGAGCCTTCATCGTATTCGATAGGCCAGTGAACATTTGCATGAACGTCAGACCAATCTGCTTATACTCATCAACGCTCTCATATTGACCGGGAACGAAGGGAGCAGCAACAGCCTTGATGAACTCACCTACACGACCACCATCAGCGATAAGCGATGGAGCAGCGGAGCCAGTGATCATCTCAGGAATAGATGTAGACAGGATGCCCTGCGCGAACTCAATCATCGGAGTGATAGAGAAAGGCTGCAACCTACCAGCGAAGTCGATACCAACATCAGTGCCAGTCATTGACGACAGCATTCTGTTGAGGACAAGGTTGGACAAGCCACCCTTCACAACTTCTTTAAGTTCAGTCTGTTCAGGAGGCATGAGCTTATCCACCATCGTATTGATGATGGGGATACCCGGAACACCAAAGGCTACAGTGTAACCAGTGGCCAGCTTGATACGATCAGTCTTACTTAGGGCCTTATGGCCCAAGATCAAGCCAGACGAGATTTTATGAGGCGACTGCAAGAACTGCATGATGACCGACAACGTATTCGAGTTGTATGGCATTTCACCGCCACGGTTCATGTCACCAGTCAATGCCCGTACCCGTACCGAAAGGTTTTCCCGTTCAGCAGCAGTGAGCTTGTTACGGCCCAGCTTACGAGTGAGTACATCTCGTTCAGACAACCAGATCAATGACATCAGTGTTTGTTCACCAAAGTCAAAGCCGACAGCCTGTGAAATCTGGAGAGGCTTGCCAGCCACAGACATAGCCTTCTGAGCTATGTTACGATCAGCAAGACGGCCCATCTGTTCAGAGATGTACGAGTGAGCGTTAACAGCAGCACTCATCCCACTAAGCTCATAATCCTTGAGGATTTCACGCATGTCCTCGGGCTTAACGCCAGAGAACTTACCAACCTTCATGGAAGTTGAAAGATCAACACCACGATGGAATGCACCAAGGATACCCATCTGCTGAACCACACGACCCCAACCCAGAGGGTTAAGGCTAGAGATCACAGGGATGGCAGGAGCGAACTGTAGGATAAACTGTCCATGCGGGTTAGAGGCAAGGAACAGTCGGAATGCAGTCAGTCGGGCTGCGGACGATGGAGAAGCCTGTGCTGCCTTGCGAGCAAGCTTGTCTACCCACTGCCAACCCTTCTCACCAGCCACATCACTAGCGGCTGCGAAGAAGCGCTTAGAACCCTCATCAATCATATTCACATACCCATCCTGTAGACCAGAGATGTAGCGGTATGCGTTACGTGCTTCGTTGCTACCCTTACCACCACGGATATCATTGATATCTGAGGGGAAGTGCATCTTGTCTTTAGGCAGGAGGTCTTTGAACTGTGACATCCAACGACGCTTATCTGCTTCAAGTACCTGACGGAAGCTAGTGCGATTAGACACACTGGCGATGGAGCGGGTCAGGCTGTCGATAGGGGACTCAAGCCCCATATCGCCAATGGTCTTATCCGTACCAACTCGTTCTAGACGCTTGCCACGAAGGCGCTGCGTTGAACGGCCAGCAGAGAACTGAACATCAAGATTGTTGTCGAAGCTCTCATCAACAGACGTTTTACTGTCTGCCTTCCAATCGTATTCAAATCCGTCATTCGTATCAGACAGACGGGCTGCTTCTAGTTCAGCTTCACGACGAGACTGGGCACGAGCAATAGTCTTACGTGCCTTGGTCTTTGGATCGAAACGCGTCACATAGTAGGGATCAGTGTACCGAACATGGTAGTACCCATCGCGGTAAGCAAGAGTCCTATCATCATCTCGAATACGGCGATTATAACCACTATTAGGATTATTCCCAACAATGATGTTCTCGACCTGTTCCCCATCAAACTCTTCTGCCTTACGTAGTTTAGCAGTTGTTCCACCTTGTTCATAAAGCTCATCTAGTTCCTTGTTGGTCAGTGTTTTAGTCCGGCCAGTTGCAGGATCATAGTAGCGAGTTACGTTGTCACTAGCGTTGCGGCTAGTTGGTTCGACAATAAGTTTGGTGTCACTTGGACGGTGTTCAAAGACTTCAAAGCCACGGTTACGGAGCGTACGATTAACGTCAGTGTTCTCAAGAGCCCACTGCGTATCCTGTACAGTCTTCCAATCAACCAGCACATCAACACCTGCATCATCAATACCACGTGCCTTAATGGCTGAGGTGTTGAATGGCAGCTCTTGATCGTTAGCATCACGGATGTACTTGTCCACAGCTTCCTGCTGCTTCTTACCAAGCTTCTTCCACTTCTGTAGCATCCTCTTTTGATACGCCAGAAGCTGTTGGCCCAGACCAGCAGACTTGTCAGCAGCAGAGACACCAGCACCATAGGCACGTTCGTCAATGTTCACTGCCTTCGGAATGATCTGTTGTAGCACACCACCCTGACCAGTCTCAACACTGCCCAGCTTAATGTCAGGCAACCGAAGCCAACCCCACAGTGGGGAGACATCGAAACCATCGAAGCCAATGTCCTTGGGATCGAATGAGTAGTCATGCTTCACTTGAACAAGGAAGTCACCATTCTTCAAGTCCTGCTTAGGAACTGCAGGGGCGTACGTACCATCCTTCTGTCGTGCCAGTACAGTGATCTCATCATCTGAAATACCGTACTTACGCAGGGCTGCCTTCACAGTGTCAACACCATGAATAGCGTTGGTGAAACCACCCTGCTTAGGACCAAACACCTGATTGAACAGGATGCCACTACTCTTACCTTCGATAGAAGGCTTGAGGTCAGCAAGGGAGGCCATAGCACTACGGTTCGAGAGACCTACGACATTCTTCCAGTCACGTGTGGCCTGAGACTGCGTAGCAGCCTTCTCAGCGTCACTTGCCCAGATAGCGCCATCAGCCTCCTTGACATTCTCAATGATCTGCTTGTCAGGCTGTGGCAGAGCTTCATCGAACTCCTGCTTACTACGCAGACGACCTTCACCACCAATCTCTGGCAGCAAGTCATTACCGATGGCACTGTTACGATCCGTACCATAAAGGATACGAGCAGCATTGCCAGTGGTGTCCTGAGACAAAGCCTTGTGGGCGATGTCGGCCTTAGACGGGTTGGTGTCCTTATACACCTGAGAGATAGATGTGGGCTGGACGTTGCTAGAGATATGAGCCTTCTGTGCTTCAACAAACGATGGGTCTGGCTTTGGCACAACAGTATTCAAATCCTTAACACGCTTATCACGAATAGTGCTGAGGTTCTGACGCAACGTGTTGATCTCGGTGGTATTCAGGTTATCAGTGAAGGTGATTTGATCAATAACATTGTCGATACTAAACCCATCGGGATTACCAATCTCATTCATCACAGCTTCACGAAGCTCGTTGATCTGTGCAGAGTTAGGTTCACCGGGGAGGTTATCAACCACATTGTTGATATCGTCACCATAAGACGTTGGGGATGGCTTGTATTCAATGAGCAACTGCTCAGGAGCCGAGTCAATCACACCACCTGCTTCAGCAGCCGCAGCACGTTCACCACGGGCAATAGTCTCAGCAGCAGCCTCACTACCCTTGACAGCACGGCCAAGTGCCTTAGCACCGCCCGCTACCTTAGCCAGAGGGGAAAGGAGGATGGTGTCGTCAAGAACGGAGAAGATATTGTCAACCCACCGATCAGTGTTGTCGTAACCACCGGGGGTCAGCATCTGTTCCATCATCTGGATTTGACGCATGGCCGAGGTGTTGTTACCAAGACTGCCAGTGTTAGCCTTAATGGCAGCGACAATCTTTTCAACCACAGGACGGCGTTCTTCCCTTGGGAGACGCTCAAGAGTATCACGGAGACGTTCCTTACCCTCACCGAGAGCCAGCAGTGTCTGAGTGGTATTCAATGCACCGCCAGTACCTTCAACGTCCACAAGGCCCTCAAAGAAAGCCTGATCTGCCGCATCGGCAAATGGGATGATGGAGGTAATGAACGAGGTGACTTTCTCACCCCAACCGGGGTTGTTATCGTTGTTCAGTGAGTTGATGCTCTTCTGAACCCATGCGTTATACTGGTCCACCTCGTTATAGGCAGTGGCCAGCTTGACACGAATCTCTTCCTGCTCACCATTCTCACCGGGGCTATCAGAGATAGCAGCAGCCGTAGCCACTCGCCCAGCGATACTGGTGTTCTTAGGGATGTTCTGGAAGTTGGTAATAGCACCCTGCTTCTGCTCATCCGTATATGCTGGATCAATCAGCACATCCTTCATTACCTCAAGGTCCTCAGCCTGACTACGCTCGTCCCACTTACGAAGGATGGCGTCCAAAGTACTGGAACTGGTGGAGTATGAAAGCTGTGTACTGATCGAGCTATACGTAGCATCAATGTTGCCATCAGGGGCCATAGCAGCACCATAGGATGCAACCGTATTAATGGTTGCTGGATTAGCCGATGGAGAGGGCTGCTTAGCTGGCTGGAAGGCATTCATACGCAACTCTTTAGTGGTGCTGCCCTTATTGAAGTCTCGTAGCGTAGGTGCCATTACTTTTCCTTTTAATCAAAAATACTAGAGAAACCACCGATGCCCTTTTGGATAGCACCAGTCCATGCGCCAATAGTGTTACCACGCTGGGTGGCTTCATTAGCTTGCCCAATAAAATCAGCACTGCGCTGATTAGCGGCATTAATACCTGTAGCTGCAGCGGCTGTGCCGAGGCTAGAGCCCAGCATACCACTAAGGTTAGTTGACAGTGCGCCAACAGCACCCACCTGACCACTGGACTTAGAAGTCCCTTGGTTTTCAGAAGCAGCGATAATCTGCGCCCGCCTGATGCGAGCCTCTCTTACCTTCTGCCTCCGGCTGGTAAGAGCATTGTTTTGATCGTTTGCTGCACTAATGCTGTTAGCTTCTTTTTGCTGGTCGGCGGCCTGACGTTGCAGAGCGGCAGACTGACTGGCAGCACTTGTAGCACCGATAGCCCCAAAAATACCGACAACAGCAGTGACACCAGCAAGAATTAGTTCAAGTCCCATTCCCACACCTCATAACCATTGCTCACATCAATCAATGTGGCATTACCGATATAATCAATAATACGCCTGTCTTTCGTATAGGCATAAAGTTTATCATATCCAGCCGCATACGTTTTTGTAGCAACATCAAACCACTGTTTTTTAATTTCTCGAATGACGGAAGGCCGAGCTTTATAAATGGCCACATGTACTACCACGCAGCCATGAATCTCTTCAAGGTAGACCTTATAGTCTTCCGTCTCTTTATATGTACGACGCTGGAATCCAGCTTCTTGGAGTTGTTTGTTCATTACACATTCTGTGACATATCAAAGAGCATCGACCAACCGTATAGGTGGAAATCTCGCTCTGGCTCTGATCGGAACTTAAGACTAAGCACCTTGCCACTGCCTCTCAACTTGTTTTTGGTAACAACTGTTTCAAACCCGTTGTCGAAATCGTCATCTGATCCTGTTGGGATATATAGACGCCGATACCGATATGCCTGAAACTCTCTGCCCCATTTACCAGATGAGGTGCTATTAGACCAATCCCACCTAGCCTGTACCAAGATAGATGACCGACCCACAGGGATAAGATCATCTCCATCTTCCTGATAACCACTCTCCGTGCGTTTGGAGTGAATGGTGATATAAGGAACTTGTTTTTCTCGTTGGAAGTCTGTGCCTGACAGGTAGCTGGTAACTACATGAGCGTCAGCATCAACACCAACCCCATCAACTGAGAACCAATCCTTGAAGTCTGTGTTACGGTAGATTGCAAACGTATATTCCACCACAGGCGAAACACTTGTCACTACAACATAACCAATTTCTCGCTGAGCAATGCCCTCTTTAGTATTAACAGTGAGGACAACAGGGTCAGTGCCAACGACAACATCGTCAAGACCTGCAACCAAGTTAACCTCGCTACCAACAACTTGATATGGCAATGCAACAAAGATTGTGGCGGCACGTGGGAAGACTTCCCCATCCAATTGCTTGATAGTGTTTGTGTAGTATGCCTGAAGCTGGAGGTCTAGGACCAACTCTTTTGTAGGCTCATCGTCTGCAGTACGGTTGTAGTACAGCCACCGAACCTTACGCTCGTAGCCATCATACTCACCCTTGGCTGCTCGTTTGTCCTCAATATTAATACTGTCGTACAACTTTTGAATACGACCAAATGTAATATTATTGGCAACAAGCCCACCAAACTGATCTGGAGCTACGTGATAGATTGCATCATCACCCCAGTACATAAAGGTGTTGTCGATTACAGCGATAGAGTCTTTAGCAGTACAGCCTCGGTCACTAATCTTTTCCACAATATAGTTCGTGGCAGTGAAGCCTTTGTCAGTACCACCAACGATACGCCAGACGCCATTAGCTGCAACAACAATAAGGGCAGAGCCCAGATTGATGAGACGCTTGATGCCGTAGGCTTCATTGATACGAATAAATCCACCATCCGTATCCACGATGTCAGGGTTGTTTTTGGACGTAGGATCGCCCTCTTGATAACAAAGGTTCAGGTCAGCGGTGCTATCCACAACCTTACTAAACAACACATAAGAGGACATCTTTGGGGAGTGCCTGTCTCCATCAATAACGTCACCGGGGAAACCACTGTAGAACACACGACCTGCAAATTCTGTAATTGTTGACGCTCCACCGGGAGTCTCATCACTTGGCAACGTGTCAACAGGGAGAGAAGTCAGTTCAGAATAACGGGCTCGGTTAGCTGCTTCTTCTGTATTACGGCTACTACCACGATCAAGAGCATCAATAATAAAATACCCTTGAGCAGCTCTTGTTGTACCCAATGGGTTACTGACCAAGTTCGCTGCAAAGAATCTTTCAACAGTACGGTTGTCACTATCCCCAGCATCTGGGTACAGGGCTTCTGTGATAGTATCTGAGTTAGCCGGATAAAGACCGGTGGACTGCTCAAAGAAATACAGTACAGGATCACCCATATCCTCAGTGTTACCACTGACGCGGGGGATGCCCCAAGACTGGTTTCTCAGATTGTACAGATGAGCGTCATCCAAAGTTATTGGGCGGTTCTGCACATCAGAGCCACGAGTAATATCAACACCATCGAAAACATCAGCGATGCCAAAGAAGTCCCGAACGAGTAGCCGAGAAGTGGTTACTGTGATTCCGTCTGGGGCAGTGTATTCCAGAGAATAAATCTCTTTTTCACCAGTGGACACAACCAGAATACCGTCAACCACTGTGAAAGAAAAGATAAAATCAGTAGGCGCTGTTATAAGCAACTCGGTGTGGAAAAGTCCCTTAGACACTGAAGAGGCGTTGAGGTCAAAGAACTTCAACTCATTGCCGACCTGCACAACCTCTACAGATTTTTCAGGGTCACCACCAGCGTTGTCCCAACGATAGGATGAGATGCCCACCTTAGTGTCACCGGCATCTTCGATTGTGGTAGTGATGATGTCGTAATCACTCTCATAGTCCATTCCAAGACGACGAGAACGAGAGCCGTCAATGTTCAGCACCATGTTATCCTCTTCAAGAGAGGAGTTATCTGGTGTTGTTAGCGGACTCGCATCTGTGATGAGGCCAGCATTAAACTTGTTTACTTCTACGGCTGATACGCTTCTTGCCAATTGCTGGTTCCTCCTCTACACTTTCCACCTCGGTGGGCTTGGTTAACTCATAGGCGTCAATAACTTTTTTGGCAATACCCTCTGAAGTGAACCGCCCTCTAAGAGACAAATGGACACTACCACGGCCAATAGGCTCGATCCGCTTCGACATAAATTCAGGATCGTTAACAATATTATAGCCTTTGTATTCCATTAGTTATTCCTAAAAGTTGGGTCCCGATATCGTCCACGACGGCCACGACCATAGTTATTTGGATAGATATCCTTCTCATGAACCTTCCAAGCCTTTTGTGAAAGCCAGCGGTTCTGACGACCTGCCTCTTGCTCTGCCTTAACATCCTGCATTTGCTTGAGCTTAAACATAGCTTTGCTCTTAGCCTCTTCAATGAGAGCAGAGAATGCTTCATCAGGAAGGTCAGGAACAAATTCGTTAGTCAGTTCAAATGGAGGGATACTGTATGCACGAGCTTGAGTTTTGTTAGACTGGATAGTAGTATCCACCAACATGTCATAAGAGTCAAACACCATAGTGTTGTCATCAAACGATGTGTAATACTCTGGAGCCTTGTTCTTCATCAAAATCAGCTTAACCCCGGTAGGGTCATTGATTACTGAAGCATTGGCTGAGTCACTATTACGAGCATTGGTGTATCGCAGAAAGTCATCTGGGTCAAGGTACTTTAGCTGACGGTACTGGAGACGCGTCTCGCCGACCTTACGTACGTCATAGAATACAGACACCAATTCTTTCACATTGTCAGGCATAGTCATGTGGGTTGGAAGCGTGTTGTCAGCAGGAGCTGTCAAGTTCAACATACCCAGCGTATGTGGCCAATTCCTATTAGACATCATAGCCTGATAGGTGGTCTTAACGATCTGGGCTACCTGTGCAGCTTCATCAGTATCATTAATGTCGCTGACAAAATCACTATCCATGTCATTAAGGATATCAGATACAATCTCTAGTAGGTTATATTTCACAGCGTATCTCCCGGCTTAATAACCCGGACATACCAGCCGTTGATAACAACAGTAGAGCCTGTGGCATCAGCCCGAACACGAAGACGTGCTGGGTTGCCTTGTGTTAGTGCGCTGCCAAGGAATGTACCAAAGGTTGTAGTGATTTGATATGTAGCGGCAACTTTAAAGTTGCGGGTGAATATAGGGATGGTGATTGGGGAGCCTGAGCCAGTAGCCAGCTCCAAAACCAAATCCACACCGGTATTACTTGCCCCCGTAGTGACAACCAAATCCACTCGGATGTCAAGAGTATCCCCCACTTCAAGATCAGTGAAATCAAATCGGTTGGTACTAGTATTCCAAACATCATCCACACCGGGCAGCTTTTGGAAACTGTAGGTGTTAGGACCAGCCCCGTCATTAATCAGGTCGTAGTAGGTAGCAGCAGCAGTGATGGCTACTGAGGCACCATCGTGATCGTAGTTATACCAACCCATCATCATGGGGGCACGAAATGATGTAGTGGTATCGCCATCAGAGCTTAGTACATGATTGATTGTGGCGGTACTAGCGCCCTTCGGTTCATGTCGTTCAGCGTCCGACACATTCTTATGTTGAATAGCCATCTATTCCTCCTTATAAAAGAAAAGGGGCAAGCGGCATATAGCCACTGCCCCTTGATAATTCGGAAGATTAGCTTGCGAGAGCAGGCGACACCGAACGATTAACCCGATCAAACAGGATAGTAATTCGAGCCTTACCGGCATCAGTAACAGCAGGCGTAGTACCCGAGAGGGCAAAGCCAATCACTGTATTAGCTGCAAGAGGTACTTCAGCATCCCACGTACCCGAGAGGGCAGAGGTAAGATTGACCGAAGCGGTAGCCTCAAGCTGGGCTTCCGTAATAGTAAAGCCGTTGGTTGCTTCAGAACCATTCGTACCGACTTCAAGAGCGGGCGTGGTGCCAGTGACTACGAAAGCCTCTTCAACATCCAGATATACCGACTTGACCACTGCACCAGCAGGGAGTACGAAAGGCACAAGGCCATCAGGTAGGTCATTAAATCGCTCGCCAGTGAAATCAATCACAAGCTGTTCACTAATGCCTTCGACCTTATTTACACCAATGGTGCCGCCGACTTCTCGGGGGCCAAAGTTGTTATGCACGTTGGAGACGGTGTTCGTGACACCATCACCGAAAGGGGTTACGTAAGTAGCCATGTTCTATTCTCCTTTAAGCTGCGACGCGGTTGGTACGGTGAGTAGCCAGAACGCCAACAGTGTCAAGGCGCTGGATACCCAGACCATAACGGGAGCGAACAACAAATTCATCACGAGCCCGATCCTTGTTACGCTCGCCTTCGGCCTTGGGGGCACGACGGAGGGCATACATGATAGGCTTGGTCTGATCATCTGCGACACACATGAACAGGTTCCAGACAGCATCAGTAATGGACGTAGTGCCATCATTAGCCGTGCCGGTGTACAGGCGGTTCGAGGTAATCACGTTCCAACCATAAATCTGGGTGGTAAAGCGCTGACCACGTGCGAGGCCCATCTCAAGGATTTCCTTCGGCCATGCCGTGATATCCGAGGTGAGGGTTACGAGGCCGGACAGGGTAGCTTCTACGATTGGATCAACAATCGCTACTCGACCTTCAGCGGGTACGTTAGCCTTGTCGAAGGCCAGACGGAACGCGAGGAAGTGATCGAGGGTGGCAACACCATTACCATCAGCCGACACAACCTTATGGGCAAAGCCATTCACATTGTATGGGTCAGAGGCAGACATAGCCAGAGGGGCGGTTTCTAGGAAACGCGTCTCAAAGTTTTCCTGAAAGGCACGGGTCGATTCAGAGCCACGCTGAGCCATGAGCATGTCGATGTTCGTGCCGTCTTCACGGAGGTCATCGGTCACATACCAAGCATCACCAACGTAGTCGGTGAGTCGCATCGTGATTTCACCAGTTTCAATTGGATTGTAGACCAGTGGAGTGTCTTCGGCAGCTTCCTGAAGGGTCACAGTACCGACGGTCTTAATATGGAGGGTATCACCCGAACCAAAGTCAGAAACGTTACGATAGAAGGACTCGGGCAGGAGGCCATCGTGGAGATTCAGAAGGATGAACGAAGAATACTGTTCGGCTTCAATAAAAGCCCGAGTATTGGTAGTCAGTTGCATTTTCTATTCCTTATGTAGAAATGCCATGCTTCTTGTAAACGTTAGCACGAATCTTCGCCATGATGTCAGCACGATTGCGGTCTGTAGCCGCTGGTCCAGAAAGCAAGCTTTTCTCAGGACGTTGGATTTCATCATCGGGTGCTGGCTTGTAGCCTAGATTCAGTGTGCCGGAGTTAACCGAAGGAGTGGCACTTGGCGTATTGCCAAAAAGTTCAAGGACCATCTTAGGGTCCGTAGCTGATAGTTCTTTAAGCTTGGCATTCGTAGTACCGAGGGATTTCACTTTAGCAGCGATCATCTCCACGGCCTTAGCCTCACCATACTTCTTAACGAGTGTATCTTGAACAAGCTTAACGTTGTTCACTGCCGTAGTCACCTGATCGCGTTCAGCGAGACTTTGGTTCAGTAGACGCTTAACTAGTTCTTCAGCCGCTTCTGGACTCTGGCCACCATTGGCAGGGGGTGTACCTGCCGGTTTTTCTTCGTTCATTTTATTACTCTCCAAACGCGTAAGTGTTTCTTTAAGCGTCTCAGCTTCAGCGGCCTTAGCGGCCAGCTCTGCTTTTTCACGCTCAATCTTGCTGATATGTTCCTGTGATGCCTTCAACGCATCAAGGGCAGCTTCAACACTTTCGTACTTGGGAGTGCCATCTTCACGCTGGATACCACCGAGTTTCTCAACCCAGATATCAAGCTGTGGGACTGGCGCAGCTCCATTTTCGATAGTAGGGGTGTTACCATCGTTATTCTTATCTTCAAAGACATCCATGGGTATAGATGATCCTTTCTGTATACTAATAGCTATTACTATAACCTTAAGCTTACTTATCTTAATTAATATGGGTATATTAAATTGTAGTAAATACTTAAGAGGTTTATATCTATATATACCGCCTATCGGCCCTGTTTGTGAGAGACGGTGTTAAATTTTATTCGATAAGAGAGATAATTTCTGCGAGTGCGCGTTCATATCCAATCGAATCAGCAACGTAATTAGCCCAATTAGGCTTATCGTAGTTAGCATCTTTACGAACTCCTACTCGTTTGGTTTCAATCTTATCCTCAAGAATCTTCTTCATGCGCTTACGTAGAAGATGGGAGGACGTAAAGTCCCCCTTCATCTCTAGCGTGGCGTCTGGCTCTAGGCCATCAACCCAAATTGATTTCATTACTATTCCTTAGAGGTCAGTTGGAATTGATTCAGGATCGGCTGGCGTTTGCTGCTGTACTTCCATATCCTCGGAAGCCTGGTCCATCAGTGAAGCAGTTTCCTGCTGTTCAGCCACTGCAACGTTCGGACGGAAGATATCGTAACCACGCATGTTCGTAGTATCCTTGATAAACTCCGTAAGAGCGATAGCGGACGTGTGTGGCATGACTTGCTGCCAGATGGGGGTCTGACTAAGGCCAATGATGTTTTGCAGCTCAGTGGCTTGCTGTGCGAAGTGACGGGCACCTACAGGACGGATAACACCGCTTGCAGTAATGTCTTCCTTCGTGATCTCAAAGAACTTCTGACTACCAAGTGCTGTGTCAAGTACACGAACAGTCTCGACAGCATCAAAGTTACGACGAGCAGCTTCAAGCATACCGTTCAGTGCGGGCTCAAGGAACTCAAGCTCAAAGTTCGTGATCTTCTCTTGGAAGATACGAGCAGAGGCATTATCCAGAAGCTGTACCTCAAAGGCGGTCTTCTCACCGGGACTACGGACACCCATTGCTTCACGCGGAGCGCCAGCAAAGAGTTCCATCTGATCCATGATTGCCTGAATCTCATTGTTGGCAACGATGATGGAGTTGAGGTTCTGACCAAGCTCCTGAACGTCACCGTTCTCATCAATATGGATAGGGACACCCGGACCCCAAGTAAACTGCTCAACCTCACCAATGATCTTCAGAGGCGGGTGAATAGTCAGGTCCATAGCGTCGGCCTTCAGGTTCTCAAGGTGGTCAATGCGATACTGCATGCCAACAAGATTGTCCAGCGGACCCATTGCCCAGAGGTTATCTGGACGGAAGCGCCAACCAACGTGGAAGATGGGGGCTGTGCCACCATACGTAGGCATCTCAACATTACGAAGCTCAACAGAGCGGTCAGCAATAGTGATCAGCCGGTTGGTCTGCAGTTCGCCTGTGTCAGCGTTATGAGAGTCGCCATAGAACTCAAGAAGCTCAACATACTCGCCCATATAGTATTCGTACAGACTGCCGAAGCCATCTACCTGATACTGAGAGGCTGTGTTGAAATCCTCGCGCTTATAGCCACCAACCAGTTTACGCACAGCGTCACGATGCTCAAGCACCTTATTCAGATACGCATCATCAGGGTTGGTCATAGCTCGCTTCTTCAGCTCACCAAGAGTGGTGGTGGAGCGTACGATCTTAAACGTATCCTTAAACGACGTTGCAAGGGGGTTGAAGACGATGTTCTCTGGGGAGATGCGCATAAGCCGGGGGCCAATGTAAACAGGCGTCTGATCCCCTGTCTCGTCAGTGAACACTCGGTTCTCATAAACCACAGTACCAAAGGCATTGCCATAGTCGATGTAGTCATAGAGAAGCTTGCTTACCTCAGTACGGAACTTACTCTCACGAGTCTTGTTTTCCATATAGGCGGTGATGTTACGAGACTTCTCTTTCTTAGCAGCATCCTTGGTGTATGCTTGCCAAGACAACCACTTATCATTCGGGAATGCCGAGGTGAGATAGTTGGAGTGGAGGTTATCACGAATCTGTGTTAGCTTTGGCAGCGTAGTGCTGTTCTTCCAAGGCAATGTCTGATTACTAGTGCTACTAGTATCGGTGGCAAACAAGTACTGCTTAAGCTCCAACCATTCTGCCATCTTGTTAGATCGCTGGTTGTTGTACGTGTCCCACATATTAGAAATCCATCCAGCCGAGGGCTGTGGAGCAAGCACGGCTTGAATTTCTGCTACTGCGTCTGACATATTATTCCTTTATCTAAATGCTACGCCGCCGAAGCGGGATTGCTTGGGGCCACTAAGCAAGAAGTCGGCAACTGCCGCCCCTGAGTTCCTCTGTGGCTTTACGGCTATACTGACGGCTGATGCTAGGGCATCCTTCACGTCATCATGAGATGGACGGGCCTGAACAAGCTCTTCTTCGAGAACTGGTGTCCAACCACCCTCAAAATGCCACATCTTGTCGTCGTCGTAGCGAGGCTCTAGGGCTGCAGCAATACGCTGTTCCTTCGTACCCTCTTGACGGGTTGGTCGGTATTCTACAATGGAGAGGGACATGCCCTTCCGTTTAACGTGGTCCTTGATCGCTTCCACAATGACAACCTGTGCCACCGTGACTTCGGCCTGAAGTTTCTGGAACTTCCATTTGGCATGAAGCGTTGCGATATGCTCGAAGTACTCGATAATCTTCTTCGTCTTGAAACGTTCGATGTCTAGGACATAGATGTTGGACTCAGAGTCGATACCAATCACTACAATAGCTGTCCAGTCGGCTGCGCGGTTCAGAGAGAAGGCAAAGTCAACTGCAGCATAGATGTTAAGGCGATTGCCATTGTACCGCCAGCGACCCCCTTCTAGGCGAAGGAAACGTGGATTGAAATACTGGAATTTGTTCCGATCAATTCGGTTGGAGCTACTGTCGTTTGGATTGTTGTAGTACTGTGCATAGAATTGTGTCTGATCACTGTACTCAGCCTTAATACGAGCCAGCGTACCACGGTCAAAGCCGAATGCCTTGTTATCCGAAGGACGTACCATACGTGGCCACAAGAACAAACCATCCGTCTCAACAACGTATTCCTGAATTTCCCACACATTCTTCTTATCGAGCAGTAAGCCCTCGTCGTCATACACTTCGTATGACTGTTCCTTCCACAACGCGTAAACGTCATTCGGATGGTAGCGAGTGCCACAAGCTAGGGTGAAGCCACCGGGATTACGAATGGAAGTAAACTGTGAAGCTTTCTTCGACACGTTATCTCGGCCATCTTCTGTGTAGGCATTCTCAGGCACAACCAAGTCATCGCCCAGAATGATGTCAGCATGCCACCCAGTCGTGTTGGTAGTCAAACCAGCAGTGGAGATGGTGGCATCTCGGATACCCTGCTTACGACGCTCTACGTGGTCTACAGACATCTTCTTGACTGACCACTTCTCTCGCAGACCCTCCTGCGGGTTAATGTACTCAGGGTAGAACCGTTGGTACACTGTGGAGCCAAGGATATTCTGAATAGCAAAGAGCTGCGTTTCAGCTAGTTCCGCGGTAGCGGAAAGGTATAGCATTGTTACTTCAGGATGACGAGTGATGATCCAAGCTGCCCATGTAGCCACCATGTGGGACTTAAGATGTCCACGAGGAAGCATGATAAGCTTATTGCTAGTAAGGTCATTACTTCGACCAAACAGATTGTACTCCTGCATCCAACGGAAGATTTCACGATGAATCTCTCCATACATATAGCCGGGGTTCACTAGTTTGGCGAAGTAATACAAGTCTTCTTTGGCACGTTCACGGATATCCAAAGCTTGCTTCGGCATACGCTCAATCTGACTATAGGCGTCTACAAGCCATTGGTCCATTACACCACCTCATTCATACGGATAACATCTGCAGTGAGTTCTTCGTTGATCTTGTTGTCAATCCGATTCTCACGATCCTGCTGGGCCTTAGAAGGTCGGCCAGCACCACGCTTATCCCAACCACGATCAGCAAGCCACTTGGCTGCCTGAAAGTTGCTACCATCTGCAGTCATGTCTCGGATCGCCTGAATAGCGTCACAACGCATGACAACTTCCAACTCTTCACGCCACTCATCGAACTGCTCTCGGAGCATCTTGTTCTCGTTAAGGCGTTTCCAGTGGGACCAGTTAAGAAGGTACTTCTTAGCGAACTGGTACTCGGTGGGGTCTTCTGTCTCTAGGTAGAGCTTCTTGAGCGAGGGATACACTCGCCCATCATATGTCTTATCCTCGTCATTGAAGGTGAATACAGCATACTGGACATTGTACCCACATTCTAGAAAGAGAGACTGCGTTAGCGGCCTCCCCATCGTATCCAATAGTTTTGTCTTATCAATTTTCATAATTACTCCACGACACTGCTTGTGCCATCATTCGTTACAAAGTCAGTCGATGGACCACACCCTACAGTACCACCAGTGTCAGTGTCGGTATAGTTGATGCAGGTACGAGTATCTACATGAACGCCCACAGACCCAGTACGAATTAGGATAGGTGGCACAGTGTTGCCAGTGGACTCTAGGTAGATGTTAGAGATAAACCAACGGCGACCAACAACGTCAATAGCACGACTAGTACCACTGCCCCAACGCTGGATAACATTGTCTCGGATGACACCACGGGCACCACCATACGAGTTCACAACGATTGGCAGAGTACAGTCACTGATCTCGTTGTTTACAATACGCAGGGCTTCGGGACCGGGGTTATTCACAGTACCAAGGCCAGACTGAATACCACGGCCCATCCAGTAGATGTAGTTGCCCTCAATATTGAAAACGTCTCCACCGATCTGGCGAACAGTATTTGTATTGATCTTAATGGCGATAGTCCCAGAGAGAACAGACTGATTGAGGTTCCCCTGTTCATCACCATGCGTCTGGCGAGTAAACATACAGCCACGAATATTACCACGACCAGAGTGCGCCACATTGAGTGCAACTTGGTTGGCAGCAGTTAGAACGAAACGAATATCCAGAATCTCGATATGAGTGGATCGCTCGTTGTTAGCATCAGCTTCACTGAATGGGCGAGTGAACATTGTACCAGCCACCGCAGTAGCCTTTAGGATCGTGACACCATGGCCCTGTCCCTTAATACGCAGGTAGTCGGAAAGCTCAAGCTCAGCGTCACCATCAATGATGAAAAGACCGGCTGGGATATTTAGCTGTGCTACCACATTCTCTGGAGAGCCAGTAGCCCACCAATTGGCCTGAATGTACGCCATAGCATTAGTGAACGCTGTAGTGTCATTGGTAGTACCATCACCCTTAGCGCCCCACCACTTGACATTAAAGCCCTGTGCTGTGTCTCGACGAACCCATACGCCAACAGTTGCTGCAATGGCTGTAGCCTTCACGTAGATTGCTTCTGATGTATCGGCAGCTACTTCCGCACTATAGTCGCCAGACGCCCAGACGAACCAGCCATCCTTACCGCTCTCAAGCACGAGTACGCCATTGTAGTCTGAAGTGTCCACAGCCTTCAGAGCTGTGATAGTGGCAGCGGCTGTTACTGAACTCCCGACAGGGAATACAATAGCGCCAATCATATCTGCTACCAACTTATTCGTTGGGAGTACAGTGTCGTCAGTAGGCGCTGTGCCTTCTACGCTGGTCTGTACGAGAGCAGGGGCGAGTTTAGCTAGTGTGACTGCACCGTCTGCAATCTCAGTGTTGCCCACTGCGTTGTCGGCAATATTATCTGAATCAACGGCGTTAGCATTGATTGTCCATACACCACCACCACTAACTGTGATGTCACCCTTATCGCCAGAAGGGATACCTGTTACTGAAGATGTGATAGCAACGCCATCAATGTTCACAGCGTTGAAGTAACCGACATTCGCATTTAGGATGTCATTGCTATCCATGTCAAGATCAGCACCCATACTATTAGGCACAGTACCGGCTGTACTAACAGCTTCCTGCAGGGCAGCTTCAACACGAGTGAAGTTGGTGGTGATGTTGTCTAGGCTATTACTATTTAGGAGGCTTACGTCAATTGCCATTACTTACGTCCCGTCTTTCTACTTGGTTTCTTTGTAAACTTATTATATGAGTTGGTATAAGAACTGGCTTTACCCACCCCAGCAAAACTCTGTGTCTTGAATGAAGTGCTTGACGGTCCTTTAGGTGTAGCAATGCTCTGTGTTCCGAAATATGCTCGAACGTCCATCACATTCCCACTTTGCTTTCTGCCTGATGTTTTCATTGTCCTACCTATGTCGATATCTTATTGATGAATTGTAATGAACTGTTATCGACTCACTGCGTTCGTCACAAATACTGATGGGGTTTCCAACTCTGTGGATTTCCCGGAGAAAGTTTGGAGGTGTAATGCACTATAATCACACCCCCCACACACCCCCTTGTACCCCCTACGGTATTATTGTACCGCTTGGCCCCGGTGTGTGTTGCATTGACCCTCCCTCCCTCTGACCACATTCCTATCTACTCCTAACCCGTTGATATTAAAGGGGTTATTGTTATTAAACGCCTACGGCACACGACTCTGTTCCTATTTGTGTATGACGATAGGTGTGTAGTCCTATGAGTGGTGATGTTGGCACGGTTATTGATAGATGCATATATCATGCCATGTTGTGTTAGTGGTTGGCATGGTACTTGCTACAGGTGTGTGCGTTTCCATGTTTGGACTGTTATGTAGTGCCATTGACTGCTATTTCATGGCGTAACCTATTGAGATATATACATAAACCAAAATAGTTTGATGAATATGCGTTTTCTTGTTGCAACGGATGATAGCCTATGACATTGTTGGTTCATCGAAAGGGGCACAGCGTCCTTTAGATCACCGGGGCGTCATATGCTAGCGGTGGGATAGGTTACACAGACCTTGTAGTTAGGGTATTGGGCCGGTCTATTGGTTATCGCCGTCGGTGATGATCGGGTAGAACGCCGCTAACACAAGCAAGTGGTTGGCCGCGGGAACGTTGATAGCCTTGCCATATGCAAGGTGTTATCATCGGCAAGTCAGCACGACTTCGCAGCACTTCCAAAAGCAACAGAACATATGTGTGTGTTGAATGAGCGTTGGCGTTAGTTGACAATCGTTTGGCCTTGACATGGTGGGCGGTCTGACAACCTGCCCTTGATTGATTATGTATGTTCTGCCCTCACCTTTAGCATATGACGCTTATACTATCACGAAAGGAAACCGTAGTGTTCACTCATAAAGAATGCCCCCAAGGCTTGGTTACTGCCAAGCGTGTGCCTTTTGTCCATGTCAATGGTCGCATGACCCGTGACAATCGTGGGCGTGAGGTAGAGCTATCTTGCACTGTCAAAGGCTCAAGCACGGAACGTTTCAACACTGGCTATCCTATTGGCTTTCATAAGTGGTATTAGCTAATCACTACGTTTGGCACTTCTCATAATGCAGGTATCTCAACTGTGTTAAGAAGTGCCAAAGGCGGCGATTAGTGCCGAAAACAGGAAAGGTATTGATATGACCAAACTCTCACTCTCGAAGATGGGCCTTGATGGCAAGGCAACTATGGCTTTTGTTGTGGACACAAACAAGCAATACACAGCTCTGTCAGTCCGCCTTCACCAGACCGCTTGTGTGGCTCTCTATCGTGCTGCCCAATTCGGTGATCCCGATGCGCTCAACATGTTCTATTCCGACCTTCGTGTGAACGATCAGACCGCATTGCGTGTTTGGGTTGGTCAGCACTCAAGCTATGTGGACCTTGACCTTGGCAGCACTCGCAATTGGATCAAGTTTGATACCAAGAAGGGCTTCACTCTCGTCAAGGATGTGGAAAGCCATCGCAAGGACATGTTTACCGTCGAAACCAATGAGGGTGGTAAGCAGATGCTTCTTGCCCTCAAGCCCTTCTATGACAAGAATGTCAAGGACAAGGACGCCATCACTCTTGAAGTGTTGATGAACATGATGAAACGCACTGCCGACCAGATGACCAAGAAGGCCGATGCTGAAGGCATCAAGCTGCCAGCCGACGTTCTCAAGCTCACCACGTCGATGAAGAATACTGCCGCCAAGGAATTGGCCGCTATCGAACGTGTTACCGAATAGCATCAACGTCTAACGTTTGATACTTAGGACACACGCAACAGGCTGTTAGACCGGCACACAACACCGGCTTGATGAGCGTGTGTCTCTATGTGTCAATCATGGCACGAATAGGAGATAATACCATGAATGCTTTTACCGCTCGCAAGGTCACTGAAGGCCGTCGTCTGTATGAAGCTATGTGCAAGGGCAAGGTTGCCATGCGCGGCATCCACAAGGTTCGTAATGGCCGCAAGTGTGCGCCTATCGTCCCTTCAGGCTTTCCCTATCACGGTCACGTGAGCTTCAACTAGTTTTGAAGTGCCGTAACCCGTAATTTCCTGTGAAAGTGTATGACATGATTGGAAAGTATTCTGTGTCTCAATCAGCCGCACGTGAAAATGCCGATAGGAGTATCTCCGTACATGGCGTCACTCTCCGACTGACCACTGAATTGGTCAATCCGTTTTATATGGCCCGACTACCTCACTACAGGTTTGCGACATTCTGGTCCCGGATCAGTAATGAGCGGATCGAGGACAAACCCGTACGTTTTGAAACTGACGGTTTTGAAATCTTCAAACTTGAACGTGCAGGCCACAGCATTGTTTATGTTGTGTCTTGTTCCATCGAACATGGCGACAAGCTGGTCCTGTCACAAGTTGCCATTCCCAAATTGATTGATCAGCCCGCTATTGCTGGCTAATAACAAGAGTGTATGACATGCGTACAATCAAGCTCATGATGCGCTATCGTCCAAAGTCCACAATAGGGCTTTTCGGATTGGCTATGTTAATACTGGCCATCATCGTGTTCGGACATATGCCATGCACCACCATTCCATATTGTTAGGAGAACAAACATGGCTAAGGCAAACGAAAAGATGTACGTCATTGGTGACAAGGACAATTTCACTGATGGGAATGAAGCCGGTATCATTGTCTCAACTGAAGAGAACTTAAGCCAAGCTGTGTCCGATTGGCTTGCCGAAACCTTTACATCTGAAGAAGATGTCCTGCTATACGAGGTCGGTCGTAAAGGCATCCTGCCCAAACGTGAAATTCAGTTTGTGTAGTTAAGAAGTGCCGATGATGTGAATTTGTTATGAAAATTGATGGGGCTTACGAGCCCTGTCTTATGGGTGGGTCGTCTAATTGGTTAGGACAACTCCGGAGATAATGCAGGTTCGACTCCTGTCCCACCCTTATAATTGCTTTGTGTGTGTCCCACTATTGTTGTGGACAGTTAAGCTGGCCACTCCTTGGGTCAGTGGGGGCACACTCATGGCAATTATGCCCTAATGGAGAAGAAGAATGAAGATCGTTCCCGGTGATACTGTTCGTACGGCTGATGGCAAGGTGTTGGATATCAGTGAGCGTACTCCTGACAACTACCTGACCAGCGTTGATCGCATGGGCAATGCTCGTTTGTTCAAGCCCAATGGCCACTATGCTGGTGGTGATCGTGGCAAGAACGCTGTGGAGGTTCTGTAATGGGTAAGTTTAATATTGGTGACAAGGTTCGGCGCACAAGACACTCTATGGTGTCCGAGAAGAAGTATGGACGAATGGGCGTGGTGTATACAATTGCGTCCGAGAGAACTGTGGGTATGGGGTACTTAACCGAGTGTGGTATCATAGCCTGTGAAGCTAATTTTGAGTTGGTTGGTCCCCTTGAAGAAGCCAAGGCCACTCTCGAAGCTGCTGGCTATATTATCTCACCCCCACTACCAAAACTGACCGACAAGATCGCGATATGGCGTTTCAAATTCAGTAGACGAGACGACTATCACGTCACCACATTATCCAAACATATCCCTATGTCCGACAAAGAGCTGATTGCTATTGTCGACTGGACAGAAGGAGATGGGCTATGAGTTTTGATACAGCAAACCTTGTAATGTTCTTTGTCTTCGTCCTTCCAGTCGGTTTGTTTATGTGGATGGGCGTGGCCTACTGGGGCCTCCAAACATATAAAATGTGGAAGAATCGCTGATGTATTTCATTGTAACGTTCGCCGGGTCCAAGGTGATTGGGCCTTTCACATGTGAGAAAGCCGCTCTCGAATATAAGCGCCAGTACCCTAAGTTTGCTGGTGTTGTACGAGACGTACAGAAACCATAGGTAATGTCATGCTTGAGAACTCTCTCTACTTCATTGGTGGCGTACTCGTCACTGTAATGTTGTTTCTCCTGTTCTCCATATACGGTTATGCCGTATGGACTTGGTTCACTTCACAGTTTAGGAGTGCCAAAGCCGAGGATTTCTTGGAAAAACATTTTAAGGATGATCTGTGATGAAGGTTTATTTAGTGATCACAGCCTATCAAGACGAGTACGAAATTCATGGGGCCTACCTTGATTCAAATCAAGCTTTGGTCCGGCAACAAGCTGAGCGTCGTAAGTTTCTAGAATACCTTGGCAGCTACAAGCCACGTCGTCTGGACGACATGCTTGAGGCCATCCATATCAAAGAAATGGAAATCAGTGATGCAAACGAACAGTGATAAGGTGCGTACCTTCCGTAATGAGGATAAGGAACCTCGTTTGGACCGTAAGCGTGACAAGATGAGCCCGAAAGAGCTTCGTAAACAGGCAAGACGTGTCAAGCACGTTGGCCGTGATATTGAAGACTGATTGGTATTTGTAGTATCACTCTAACTTCTTCATATTATACTCTTCTAAACTTCGTTATCTTCCGATTATCATCGGTATAGAGTATTATATAGATATCATATAGATATATACCGGCTGAGAAGCCTGTTTGTGAGAAAGGAAATGAAAAATGGATGCAAAAACACTTCGTCGTGTTAGTCCATTGGTTAAGGAATACGCCAAAACCCGGTTCGTTCATGACTATCAAGATAGGAACTCCAACGCTATCAATGCGCGTGTTTCAATTGGTCTTTCAGGTAAAGCTAAACTTGATCGTGGTGCGCCATATGTATGTTATGGCAATCTGAATCGTACTGTCGATCCTGATACGAAGGCCATTCTTCTTCAGATTCAGCCCCGTAAAGAAGCTGTTACTGAAGAGGCATTCCGCCACTACATCCATTGGGTTATTAACCTCTCCCCTTGGCGTCATGCGTTCATCAGCAAGAACATTGATCGTGTCATGCGTGATGGTGTTGTTGTCGTTGATGCTACATACAAGGGCAACACTGTCTCTGGTGGCATGATTGCACTACGTCAGGCTTGGGAAAACTACAGTGCAAACTTCCGCCACAAGGGTGTTCAAGCATGGTATGAATTGCTTGGCCAGACTGACCCTGTTGTAGCATTTGCTGCAAGCTGTTTGTTCTCTTGGGTAAATGACCATGCTGTAATCCCAACGCCAACGTTTGCTGGGCATACCCCTCTCAATCAGGATGGGTCCAACCGCCTTGACTCGTTTGTTCGTGGTAACATGGTTGATAATTCTGAACCTTGGTGTGTTGGTGCTATCCATCGTCTAGCATCTGGTGCATGGCCACCAGCAACAATGACCCCCAAATCTTTCGCACCATTCGTTCACAAGCTTGTTGAACAAATTGATAGCAAGAAGACTAGCGCCAACCCTTTTGCTGCAAGAAATGAGACTAAGGTGTATGAGCGTAACAGGCTTATTACCTTCCTTGCTGAAAACCTCCAGCCTGAATGGGATAAGTTGAATGGCACGGCGTAGTGTTTTAATCAGTAATGGCAGTGGTGCAGGTGCTGTACGTACAATGTTTATGGAAGAGGGATGGGATATCTGTAGTGATATCGACGATGCTGATTTGGTTCAGTTCGTTGGTGGTGCAGACGTTGACCCTGCTCTCTATGGGCATCACAAGCATCGTACTACAACCATTGACGCCAATCGTGACCTCCGTGAACAAGAGCTATACACTATGGCCCTTGATCGTGGTATTCCTATGGCTGGTATCTGTCGTGGTGGTCAGTTCCTCAATGTCATGAATGGTGGGCTGCTCTATCAGGATGTTGATGGACATGCTATGGGCACTACACATGAGGCATGGCTTAAGGGCGCGCCCTTGCCTGTCAAGGTAACATCAACCCATCACCAGATGATGGAGCCTAACTACGATGCTGATGTGCGTGTACTGATGCAAGCCAAGGCTTCGTCCGTTAAGCGTATGATGTCGAACAAGAAGAATGGCATCTATGAAACCAAGATCGTCATGAAGGATGGGTGTCAGCCCTCTGATGTTGAAGCCCTCTACTATCCGGGTACTCGTTGCCTGTGCTTCCAGCCTCATCCAGAGTTTACGGCAGCCTATGCTCGTGAGACTCGTGAGGTGTATTTCGTCTTTATGGCTGATTACATCACAGGTGATCCGAACGACCACGTTCCATATTGAGTTATGAAGTGTGGATAGTGGTAATTTTGTGAGAAAATAACGGAGATTTTGAAATGAACATGCTGTCTGTATTCCTCCTTCTGTCTGATATCGTGCCACGTCTGGCTATTTTGGGCATTATCTTGATAGTTGCTGCTCTGGCCCTCCTGTTCGTCCTGCCCAAAAATGATGAGATCGAAATGTTCTCATACGAACATGCCCCGTTTCAGGGGCTAATGAGAAAAGAGCCGTACATTGTGGGTATTATTGGTCTCGTCTTGCTCTTCTTCACTCCAAGCAAGGAAGCCTTTCGACTAATTGCTGCCAGTCAGGTTGGCGAACAGATTATTCAGCTTGAAGAGGTGCAGGAAATTGGTGGTGAGGTTGGTGGACTGGCCAAAGATGCCATTGAACTGCTGCGCCAGCAGGTGAATAACAATCTTCCACAGAAGCCTACTGAATAGGTGTAAGTGTTTTAGGCCATGTTGGGTCATCTGACATAGCTAACCTCTCTCAGCGGCCTTCTCTGTGGCCGCAATCAACCTTCTAGGAGCATATTAATGACTGTTGATGTAAAAGTTGGCGATGTTGTACTAATTAAAATTGGTGTTGGGTTCAGCCTTAGTGGCAAAGCTGTCTCAATCTCTTCTGTGAACAATGAACACTTCACTACACCTGTTGGCACTAGGCTTGGCCACTACAAGTACCCGCTCCATATTATCGAAAAGGTTGTCAAACCTCTTAACCCAACTGAAGAGGCTATCAAGCATCTTACATCCCTTGGTTATAAGGTGGAAGAACCAACTCCGCCTCGTGAGGGTATTGGTGTTGTGTATAGTTTTCAGTTAGCTGCTCAAGACAAGGTTGTGACCGCTATTATGGACCAAAATGCGTGGGGCACCTACTACGAAAAAGATGAAAAGTATACAAAGATTGCCACAGTGAAGTGGGTTGAAGGAGAATACGTCTAATGTGCGGTTTGGTAGGTATGGCGGGTAACATTGTCGATGGGGACAAGAAGGTGTTGAAGCATCTTCTCATCTTCGATGTTCTCCGTGGTGACGATAGCACTGGTCTTGCTGTTGTCTCTGAAAAAGATGATAGTATCTCTCTTGTCAAGGAAGTGGGGGCTCCCCATAACTTGTTCCGTAAGAGCGAGTTCGATAGCAAGGGTGTGTACACCAGCCAGCGTGGTAAGGTGTTCATTGGTCACAATCGTGCAGCCACCAAGGGTGCTGTGACTAAGAAGAATGCTCATCCATTCCACCATGGCAATGTTGTTGGTGCGCACAATGGCACACTGCGTGGTGCCTTTCGTCTTGAAAACAGCGCCAAGTTTGATGTTGATAGTGAAGCTATCTTCTACAACCTCGCGAAGTACACTATCGAATCCACGATGGGTAATGTCGATGGTGCCTATGCACTGACTTGGTACGACAAGGACGACAACAAGGTGTATGTCATTCGTAACAACGAACGGCCCCTGTACTGGACACGTCGCACTGATTTGGACGTTATTTATTGGGCATCTGAGCCTTGGATGCTTGAGGTTGCTCTTGGTCGTTGCAGCATCAAGCATGGCGACATCGTAGAGTTTGAAAAGAATACGCTCTACAGCCTTGACGTATCCAACGTTATGCCTAGCACCTTCCGTAAGGTTGAGTGGGTTGAGAAGAAGAATGTTGAGGGCTATAAGTATAAGCCTGTGGTTCGTCATAACAACCATAACAATGGCTCTCACATCTTTAACAACCCAAGCAATGTCAATCAGGGAGGCCGCAGTAATGTCATCCCTTTCTCTCCCACGTCGAACGGTGGCTCGACTCAATCTGCTGGCCGGACGGCGACTGAACTATCTGTCATGAAGCAGATGGAAGGACAGACAATCCGGTTTCGTCTTTCCGGGGTTAAGGTGGGGGTAAGCAAAAGTCGCTATCTCTCTGCATTTCCTGACAACCCTCTTGCTGATTGGGATATTCGCATCTATGGCCACAAGAATAGTTTGTGGGGCAATTGGGTGGATGCAGCTAAGGGCAAGAACCTCTTCTCGGGCAAAATCAAGAAGGTTGTTGACACGTGGCACTCGGGTGGCAAGCGTGAGACCTACCTCCTTATCGACCTCCGCTCAATTGAGAAACAGGTTGAGACAGAGGTTGAAGAGGAACTCCCGAAGAGTAACACGGTAAGTGATACTGATTGGTACGAAGGTTTTGGTGGCCGTTTCCTTACTCGTGATGAGTGGGATAACGCTACTAAGGATGGTTGTGCCAACTGTACAGCCGATGCTGATCCCGACGACCAACTCCTGACATTCTTTAGCCACAATGAACATTTCTGTGGCAAGTGTGCGGATGCTAATACCAAGGCTGAATCTAACCCACGTTCTAATCTCAACTAAACATTACGGAGTGTTAAATGACTGAATTTCTTATCGGCGCTGATCCAGAATTGTTTGTTCGTGATCGTAAGGGCGAGCTTGTCTCCGCTCATGGTATGATCCCCGGCACTAAAGCCAATCCCCATCAGGTTGAGGGCGGTGCGGTTCAGGTTGATGGTATGGCTTTGGAGTTCAATATCAATCCAGCCAGCACCTATCAGGAATGGGAAGCCAACATCACTGGTGTAATGGCCCAGCTTAAGGAAATGATCCCAACGGGCTACACCTTTGACTTCTCCCCTGTCGCTGAATTTGGTGCTGACTTCATCAAGACACAGCCTGAAGAGGCTCGTGACCTTGGTTGTGACCCTGATTTTAACCCATACAATAGTAATCAGCCATTCCCCCGCCCTGATGCCAGCACTTCGTTCCGTACTGCGTCTGGTCATGTCCATATTGGTTGGACAAAAGATCAGTCAATTGATGACCCCGATCATTGGGAAGCTTGCAGTATGATGGCACGTCAGCTTGACCTTGCCCTTCTTCCTCACTCGTTCATCTGGGATCGGGATACGAAGCGTAGCTCACTTTATGGCAAGCCCGGTGCTTTCCGCCCTAAGTCTTATGGTGTTGAGTATCGTTCTCTGTCCAATGTCTGGGTGGACAATGCTGACACTCGCTACATTGTGTACCATCGTACACTGAACGCTGCTCAGATGCTGTTGTCTGGTCGTCGTATGTATGACTATGACAGCCATCGTGATCCTGTCATTTATCACAAGAAGGGTGATCTCAAGTCTGTGAAGATGTGGTCGGACCATCTGCATGCTGCTTTTGATCGGTATGACCCTGATGGGATTATTCGTGCCAAGATGGCTACCATCTACAATCAGAACAAAACCCCTGTAAAAAGCTCGATAGTCAAGCCTAAGACTAAGACAAATGATGCGGAGTTTAATCCAGCGCTCCAGTGGAATCTGGCTGTGCGAGAGGCACGAGAACGTATCCGTGAACGTGCAGCCATTGGTGTCCCCGTAGCTGCTGGCATTGGTCGTGGCCCTCGTCGTCGTGGCGCAGGTCAGATGGCTGTACCTGCCGCGATTCTTGATGACGATTTCCTGTAAGGAGTAGCTATGAAACACTACGACACTGTAGAGTATGCCCAGTCACGATTGGTTGATACTATCGTACGTCTTGGCAACAAGCCAATTTTGGTACGGGCTGTTGGCGGTAATAACCGCAACATCATCGTTCACTACGAAGAGGTGTTGACTACTGTTGGTGGTATGAAAGAGGTGGCTCTTACTGAGTTGAACCTTGACCCTGTACCACTGGGCTATGTTAACTTCGATGGCCTTGCTCACTACCTTACACGAGCCCCAATGCGTCGTGACTGGCGGCAGGGCCTTCGTATGCTCAACATTATGGTCCCCAATGGGGGGCAGCCTCGTGCTATCCCCTATCGCACAATCGCCAACACAATCATTGGCAAGTACCCCACCTTCAACTCAGCTCTTGATAAGCTGAACAAAACCACTAATTCCTCACGGGCATTGGCATTCTGTCGTGACTTTGCTATGACACGAGAGAAGCTGTGCTATAAGGGCGTCTTTGATGTTGGTAGTGTCAACATGGACAATGGCAACATTGAAATCAATCGCAAGTTCGATTGGGTCCGAGAGGCCCTTGAACAGAATATGGAGAAAGCAGCATGAAGCCAATGAAGCAAGTCCTACGGTTGGACCCTTCAACATACCGTGATGCCTTGTATGGTGTAGAGATTGAGGTGGAGGGGAACAACCTCCCCACCCGCCTCAGCAGCTCTGTGTGGCGTATTGAGCGGGATGGCAGCCTCAAGTCTGCGGAAGCCTACGAGTATGTGACACCACACCCACTGTCATTGGCAGGTGTACGGTCCTCGTTGGACTATCTTGGTGCTGCTTACGCAACGTCCCGCACTTCTGTTGACGAAAGCATTCGTGCTGGTGTACATGTCCATATGAATGTGCAGGACTGGAACATCAAACAGTTGTTCACCTTCACCACCATGTACTATGTCCTCGAAGACATCCTTACTCGTTGGTGCGGCCCGGCCCGTGAGGGCAATCTGTTCTGCCTTCGTTCTAAGGACGCTGAGTTTGTTCTGTTCCGTGTCCTTGAGGCATTGAACAACAAGAACCTTCGTCTGTTGAAGGACGATACCATCCGCTATTCCTCCCTCAACTACTGCTCACTGTTCAAGTATGGCAGTATTGAGTTCCGTGGGATGCGTGGTACAGGTGATCTGGATGCCATCTACAACTGGGTTCAGATCATTAACGACCTCCGTGAATCGTCTTTGAAGTTTGACGATCCGGTGTCTGTCATCTCCACGATGAGTGGTGATGGTGGTCGGGCATTCCTCGACCGTGTTCTCCCCAACACTGCCAAGTTGCTTGGGGATGTCAACGACGCTGATGAGTTGATCAGTGAGTCTACCCGTCGTGTTCAGATGCTTGCTTTTGGTGTCAACTGGGCATCAATGGGTGGCAAAAGTGTAAACATCTTTAAGGAAGAGGTTTGGTAATGACTTATGTATTTGTATATGGTACGCTGAAGCAGCGTCATGGTAATCATCGTGTCCTTGGTGACGCTGTGTTTATTGGCGAAGGTGCAACAGTAAGTGATGAGTTCACTATGTTCAACGGAGGTTTCCCTTTTGTATCCACTGGTTTTGATGAACATCGTGGCCGTGTATTCGGTGAACTTTATGAAACGGATGATGAAGGCATCCTTCGTAACCTCGACCGACTTGAAGGCGTCCCTTATCTATACATCAAGAGGGAGGTTGATGTTACGACAGTGGACGGACAGCAGCACCGGGCAACGCTCTACGTGGCGTCGGAAGAGTCTAACCGTCGAATGAGTCATCGTGAACAGATTGTACCACGTGGCGGTACTAAGATTCTGGAGTGGAATTGATGCACGTATATTCTTACAATCAGTATAGCGCAGGTGCTACAGCCCTAGCACGTGCTGCAGGAGCTAAGAAGGTGAAGCATGAGGGTAGCCGTTTTGTTGGCGGGCCTCATAAGACTGTCATCAATTGGGGCAGTAGCTCTGTACCCCCAGAGGTTGGCCGTTGTCGTGTGATTAACCTGCCTGAGATTATTGGGCGTGTTACAAACAAGCTTACATTCTTTACCAACTTCAACATCCCTGAGCTTGTCCCTTACACCACCAGTGTTGATCAGGTACGTGAATGGTTGAACGAGGGTAAGACTGTGGTGGCCCGTAAGAAGCTCACAGGGCACTCAGGAGAGGGTATTGTCATTCTTGAAGGGACTGATGCCGAAATTGTACCAGCCCCGCTGTACACCCTCTACAAGCCAAAGAAGGATGAGTACCGTATCCACGTAGTTCGTACTGCGAATGGGTATCAGGTGTTTGATCGCCAGCGTAAGGCTCGTGATCGTTCTAACGACAATCCTAACTGGAAGGTACGGAATCATGAAAACGGTTTTGTATATGCTCGTGATGGCATTGATCCTCCACGATGTGTTGAGGAAAGCGCTATCAAGATTCTTGAAGAGACAGGTCTTGACTTCGGTGCAGTGGACATCATCTATAACGACAAGGAAAAGAAAGCCTACGTCCTAGAAATCAACACAGCACCGGGCCTTACAGGCACTACACTGGAACGCTATACAGCTATGGTGAAGGAGAATTTTGAATGAGCCTAGTCCCTCGTCTATTCGTGACATTGCTTGCTGCACTAGCCCCTTGGGCTGTCTGGGCACTCATTGCTCAAGACTACACCCATATGTTTGATCATTGGGCTAGGCGTGGCTTTTGGATTTACATCACCGTAGCTTGTGCCTTTAGCGTGTTCTTCTTTACTAACACTAAGGACTCACGATGATTAAGAAGATTGTAGTTATTGCTGGTGTACGATACTTGTACACACAACCTGCTTGGACCAAGGGGTATCGCCCAACTGGTACGTATTCCCTGCTTTATTGAGTTCCAAAACCCGTAATTAACCTGCAAAATTTGACAGCCTTTCTACAGGAGATAAAAATGGAAATCACTATCTACGGACAGCCTAATTGCTCTGGTTGTACAGCAGCTAAGACATTGCTAGACGTTAAGGGCTGGAAGTATACGTATCACAGCCTACCTTCAATGGAACCTAACGCTGCTCGCCTCGTTGTTGATGAAAGCCATATGCGATCAGTCCCTATTGTCAAGATTGACAACACATATATTGGCGGACTCAATGCCCTTGAAGGCTATATCCGTGGTGTGGAGGAGCGTAAGGTATGACAGAGACAACAGGTCGCCTAGAGAAGTGGTGTGTTGATAAGGTGTACCCCTCTATCATTTGGGGCAATCTTTATGATGATCGGCACAAACGTTGGCGTCAGGGCCAACGCATCCACACGTCAAGCATTATTACACCTCCAGAAGAGTGGAAAGAGGGGGCTGTAATCACTACAATGAACTCTACATACCTTCTTGGGGAGAAATTGCATCAGTATGACAAGTAAATCTTTGATTGGCATCCGTGTTAAGGTGCTTGCTGGGTATCCTTGGTGTAGTGTTGGCAAGATTGTTCGAGAACACACCAACCATCGTGGGTATTTCGATGTGAAGTCAGATCGTGATGGTCATATGTATTGTTTGCATGTAAGTACGTTTCGTAAGGAGTAGAGATGGTTGAGTTTAAAGAATGGCCCAAGATTCCACGTGGTGGTAAGGGTAATGAGAAGATTACAATCACTGAAAAGATTGATGGCTCTAATGGCTGCATTATTATTGAAAATGGCGTGATTGTAGGTGTCCAAAGCCGCAATCGTATGCTGGCGAGTCTCAAGGACGGTACACTGACCCGTGAGGGGGATGATAATTTCGGATTTGCCCACTGGGTGATCCAAAATCAAAATGAATTGCTCTCTCTCGAAGATGGCTACCACTATGGCGAGTGGGCAGGGCCGGGTATTCAGAATAACCCGCACAAGCTTGAAAATAAGACGTTCTTCTTGTTCAACGCCCTTCGTTGGAACCCAAATAATCCCAATACCCCTGCGATTACTCGCACTGTGCCTGTTCTTTATCAAGGGCTGGACAAACAAGGGCTGATTGATGAGGTTATGCTCGCTTTGAAGGCAGGGGCGGCTGAAAAAGACTACAAGGCTGAGGGTATTGTGGTGTACTATCAAAATACCAAGCGTCTTGAGAAGTATACGTTTGAGTTTTCAGAAGGGAAGTGGAAGAATGAATCTAATTAAGTATCAAGAAGCAGCAGTGGCCACACTAGGCCCTGATCGTAACCCACTCCTACTTGCACTTGGTGTAGGTGGTGAGGCTGGTGAGGTACAGGAAATCATTAAGAAGGGCCATCGTCCGGGCAAGGAAATTGATATTCCGCACCTCAAGGAAGAGATTGGTGATGTGTTGTGGTATCTGGCAGTCCTTGCGGACTTCTATGGCCTAGACTTTGGTGAAATTGCAATGGAAAACATTGCTAAACTGCAAAAGAGGTATGGCTAATGATCACTCGTGTAGTGTTTTATGACGACGAGGCTGAAACATCTAATACTATTGAGCTGAAAAGCGATGGCCCACATACAAATTGGAAGTACGACCGATGCGTACCGAAGGACGGGGGTGGCTACACTGTGGTAAAAGAAGGTGGGGTGGTGTTTAATCAGCCTGATGGCCTTGAAGTTGTGAAAACAGTACTTACATCATTGGAGAAGCTATAGTAGATAGGAGAGTTAATGGCCGGTCAGTGCCTAGACAAACTCCCGCACTCATGCGGGTCACGTAAGGGCCTTCAAGTCTTCGCTGGTGATGATGGTAACGTCAATGGTTGGTGTTTCAGTTGTGGTACGTTTGTAGCTCATCCGTATGGTGAGCCACGAGCTACCTCAGATGTACCAGCCCCCAAGGTGAAGACTGAAGAGGAAATTAAGGAAGAGATTGGTGATATTGGGAACTATCCATCCCTCACTGTTGAATCTCGTAAGCTCCGAGCGGATGTCTTGGAGAAATTTGGTGTAAAGACATCTGTGTCAGAGTCAGATGGTAAAACACCTACAGCTTTGTACTATCCCTACTACCGAAATGGCAAGGTAGTTGGCTATAAGATTAAGACACTTGGCGAGAAGCATATCTGGTCTGTTGGCGACCTTAAGAATGTTGCACCCTTTGGGTGGGAAGTTGCCAAGGTTACTGGTGCCAAACGTTTGATCATTACAGAGGGTGAGGATGACACACTTGCGCTTTCCAAAATCATCGAAAGAAATACGAAAGAGGCGTATCGTGATTATATGCCTGCTGTTATCTCTATTCCTCATGGCGCGGGTAATGCTGGGCGTGATCTAACTAAGTTCAAGACCGAAATCCAACGGTACTTCCGAGAGATTGTCCTCTGTTTCGATAACGATGAAGCAGGTGAGAAGGCTATCCGTGAAGCCAAGCTGGTGTTTCCTAATGCTAAGGTTGCTGTGCTTCCATGTAAGGATGCGCAGGAATGTCTCGCTAAGGGACATAGTAAGGCAGCATACAATGCTGTGACGTTTAAGATTGAGGAAATCAAGACAAGTAAGCTGATCTTTGGTGATCAACTGCATGATGAGGGCCGTAAAGTTCCAACATGGGGTGATCTATCTTGGCCTTGGGACCACCTCAATCAGTCCACTCGTGGTATTCGTTTCGGCGAGACAATCTACCTTGGTGCTGGCGTTAAGATGGGTAAGAGTGAGATTGTGAATGCTCTAGCAGCTCACTTCATCACTGAATGTAACGTGAAAATCTTTATGGCCAAGCCGGAGGAAGGTAATGTTAAATCATATAAGCTCTTGGCTGGTAAGGTCGTTGGGCGGGTCTTCCACGACCCTAAACGTGAGTTTGACTTTGAGGCTTACGATAGAGCAGGTGAAATTATTCGGGACAAGGTGGCGATGGTCAACCTTTACCAGCATTTCGGATGGGAGAGTCTTAAATCGGACATCATCTCTGCAGTTGAGTGGGGCGCTAAGGTTGTATTCATTGACCCTATCACGAACCTCACTAATGGGGAGAATGCTGGCGACGCTAACAGTAAGCTCCAAGAAATCGCACAAGAGTTGGCGTCTATGGCCGTGGATTATAACATCGTCATCTTCATCTTCTGCCACCTCAAGGCACCAGAGGGGAACATCACTAAGGAAAAGCGAGAGAAGCTATACCACGATAGAAAATTTATCGGGCTTGGTAACTGCCCTCATGAGTTTGGCGGCGATATTTATTCCTCTCAGTTCGCTGGTAGCCGCGCTATGATGCGTTCATGTAACCTTATGCTAGGTATCGAGGGCAACAAAGACCCTGAACTAGACGATGAGGTTCGGAACATTCGTAACATTAAGCTTCTTGAAGACCGAGAGTTCGGTGAGACAGGGACTTATCCCATATATTGGAACAGAGAAACGTCTTTGTTCAAGGAGTGTTAATGCTATCTTTCTATGGAAATGTTAAAATCGAAGGGCCTCCTGAAGAGGTTGATTTTCTTCACCGTCTTATTCAAAAGGCGGAGGCAGCACAAGTTCGTCGATCTGCCACAGTACCTTACTGTGAGGACTTCGGACGTTGTAATTGTGTGAAAGGGCAGTGTGACAAAGGGCTCGTGACATGAGTATTGTAGAAACACACTACCGAGAGAGCTACAGTAAGTTGGTTAAGATTGCCCGTGGACGTGTGGGAGACTACTCCCTACCACTGGCAGAGGAAGCGGTACAGGAGGCGTTTACTAGAGCGCTGAAGTACCTCCCAGCATATAACCCAAGGGTGCCGTTTGATAAATGGTTTATGAGCATTCTCTATAATGCTATCAACAACATCAAACGTCAGGAAATGGATGCAGGTATGGTATACGAAGAAGAAGAAGAAGTAAATTACCATAACGCTAATGACATCCTATTCACCAAGGAGATCAGTGATGCACTAAGCCGATGTAGTATTCGTGATCAGGAAATCCTGAACGCATACTTCTTCTATGGCTTTAAGTCACGAGAGGTAGCCGAGATTACCGGCACGAACCATTCAGTTGTTCGTGATGTGGTTCGGACCTTTCGCAAGAAGGTGAGAGATTAGTGCTTAAGTACCTGTGGCAATACCCACGGGCCATCCTCAAGTTTGCAGCACCATACCTTCTAGTGATATTTGTGTTGTTCTGTTTGAAGGGGAGTAGTATTGGTTGACGTAAGCATATTTGATATTGAGGGAGATGGTCTAGTCCCTACTAAAATCCACTGCCTATCCATCAATAACAAGGATGGCAGTAAGTCTACCACAAACTATAACAATATGAGGAAGTTCTTTACGAAGGCTGAGGTACTTGTTGGTCACAACATTACCCTGTGGGACATACCACAAGTAGAAAGACTTCTGAATATCAAAGTAACAGCTTTGTTAGTAGATACACTGGCGTTGTCATGGTATCTATACCCAAAGATGGTGAAGCACGGCCTCGAATTTTGGGGCGAAGAGTTTGGTGTTCCTAAACCGCCCATCACTGATTGGGATAACCTGAGCATCGAAGAATATATCCATCGTTGTGAAGAAGATGTTAAGATTAACAAGCTTCTTTGGGATAAAATGTGGAGGTATCTGAATGACATCTATGACACTGAAGAAGAAATCTGGGAGTTCATTCGTTACCTAGCCGCTAAGATGGATTGTGCTAGAGAGCAGGAGAGTAGTAAATGGAAGCTCGACGTTGAGCAATGCACTACAGCGCTTGAAAGCCTACTATCAATTCAGGCTGAAACTACTGCAAAGCTTGTCTCTGCAATGCCAAAAGTTGAGAAGTATGCCAGTAAATCTCGTCCAGCACGACCTTTTAAGAAAGACGGAAGCTATTCATCAACAGGAGCGAGATGGTTTGCTCTTGTTAGACGACGCTATCCAGAACTTTCAGAAGAAGACGTTGTTACATGGGACGGAGAAATAAAAGAACTGATAGCCACTGAGGATGGTAATCCTAACAGCCATGTGCAAGTTAAGGATTGGTTGTTCTCACTTGGCTGGAAGCCGGAGACATTTAAGTATGATCGAGATAAAGACACAGGGGATATTCGCAAGATTCCTCAGATCAATTTGGAGCAAGGTGCTGGTCTATGTCCTAGCGTTAGCAAGCTGGATGATGATGGTATTCAGTACCTCGATGGACTCGGTGTTGTTTCTCATCGGATTTCCATCCTTCGTGGTTTTCTTTCTTCTTGCAATGAAGATGGATATATTGCAGCTTCAATCGCTGGATTAACAAACACTCTAAGGTTCAAACATAAAACTGTTGTCAACCTTCCAAAAGTTGGCAAGGCATATGGTGATATTATTCGTGGTGTGTTGACCGCTCCCGATGGCTATGAGCTGTGTGGGAGCGATATGGCGTCTCTTGAAGATCGTCTTAAGCAACACTACCTATACGATTACGATCCAGATTATGTAAATGAAATGAACCGAGAGGGGTATGACCCTCACCTAAGCCTAGCTGTATTGGCTAAGGCTATTAACGAAGAACAGATGGAAGCCTATATCAATGGGACGGATAAGTCTATCAAACCTATTCGTGACATCTTCAAGAGCGGTAACTACGCATGTCAGTATGGGGCAGGGCCACCAAGGCTTGCTCTTACAGCAGACATTAAGATCAGCGTAGCCAAGATGGTACATAAAGCATACTGGGATAAGAACTGGGCGATTAAGGAAGTGGCTAAGAACCAACGTGTTCGTACAGTCAAGGGCCAAATGTGGCTACAAAATCCAATCAGTAAATTCTGGTATGCTCTACGAACCGAGAAGGATATCTTCTCTACACTAGTACAAGGGAGTGCCTCATATGTTTTCGACCTTTGGGTCGCTACTTTCCGCCGCCATCGGCCTCAGCTCACAGCTCAATTCCACGATGAGGTTGTCCTCTGCGTACGAAAAGGAAGCCAAGATAAAGCTACAGCACTACTACGCGGTGCAATTGATGAGACGAATGAACGGCTCAAACTCAACAGGGAGCTTGGGATTGATGTCCAATTTGGCTCCCGGTACTCTGAAATCCATTAGTAAAGGAAAATTTAATGGCACTTAATGCACGTAAAGTAAAGAATACTTCTGGCCCCAAGGCCCCACTGCTTGATGAGGGTGCATATCCTGCACGTCTTGTTCAGGTAATTGACCTTGGCCTACAGCCACAGGAATATAAGGGCGAGACTAAGCCCCCTAAGAATGAAATGTGGCACACATATGAACTCTCTGATGAGTTTATGCCCGGTGAAGATGGTGAACCAGATGAGACGAAGCCACGTTGGTTGTCTGAACGTCTGCCACTGAACAGCCTTGGTAGTGATCTCGCTAAGTCCACTAAGCGTTACTACGCTCTGGACCCCAAGGAAGAACACGATGGTGATTGGACTGCACTGCTTGGTAGCCCAGCTATCCTTGCTGTCACTGTCAACGGTGAATACAATAACATCGGTGGCACCTCCACTATGCGTCCCAAGGAAGCGGCCAAGTGTCCTGAGCTGGTGAACGATACGAAGGTGTTCTCTATGGATGATCCTGATGTTGAGGTATTCCTCAGCCTTCCAGACTTCCTGCAGAAGATCATCAAGGATGGCCTTGAGTTTGAAGGCAGTAAGCTTGATGGCCTTCTGGCTAAGCATAAGGGTGGTGATAAGCCAGTATCCAAGACGAAGGAGGTAGTCGAAGATGATAACATCCCTTTTGATAATGAGCCTGAAGCTGACACCGATGATGGAGACGAATGGTAATGGTTGATAAGAAAGACTACATCCACCCCATGTCCTTTGTATTTGTCAACACTGACAAGTTCGAGGCTGAAGAAGGTGGTGTGAAGAAGGGTGACGTTCTCTTTGTGGTGGGCACACGTGCCCTTCCACTGTCCAAGGAAGACCCTTACACCCAGCGTGTGTTCATTATGGCTCAGCCAGTTGTTGATGATTACATTGATACCACTGGTAAGGTGTACATCCTCGATCCTCTCAGCGTAACTAACGTTGAAGAGGGAGAGGCTAAGCGCCTTATGGAACTCGCTCAGGAACGTGCTAATGCGACTCTTCAGTAAGGTTGGTTGGTGGGTGTTTGATAACATTCCACTTGGTAATCTGGCACCCTATTGGTTTGGAATGTTGATTGGCCGTTGGCCCCACCGCGTAAAGGATAAGTGATGTATACAGTCTACCTTAAGGGCAAGTACTCTCCACACGGCACTGACTGGATGCACGGGGAGAGCGTCCGACACACTTCCACTGGCATCTGGGTTTACCCAAGCTTCTACGACAGCAAGCCTACATTCTTTCCGTGGTCTAGTGTAGAACGGGTAGGATAATGGTTCAGCCACTGATCGACGGTGACATCTTCTGTTACGAAATCGGTAGCGTGGGTCAGTACTTCCACGAGACTGAAACAAATGAAGATGGTACACCTAAATTGGTCATCCGGTCCTTTGACTGGGTGGCTGAGACACTAGACCAACGGATAAAGGACATTTGCGAGGCCGTAGGAGCCACTACAGCGCCTTTAGTGTACCTCACTGGGGATGAACGCCTCTGGAAGATGAAACGCCGTGTACGGCCTTCTCTGCCAGAGTATGCTCCCAACTTCCGTATTGCTGGTGCAGTCAGTAAGGAGTATAAGGGTGGACGAAAAGTTGATAAGCCTTATCATTACAACAATATTCGTGCTTACCTCATGGTTCATTATCAAGCTTACGTGGCCAATGGTATGGAAGCTGATGATGCAATGGCGATTGAACAAACGAAGAGGTATGATCCATCCCACGCGGACGATTATTCTTCCGCACAAACCATCATCTGTACCCGAGATAAAGACCTCCGACAAGTTCCCGGATGGCACTACGGTTGGGAGTGTGGTAAACAGGCTGAATTTGGACCCCACCATTATGACAGCCTTGGAACGATCGAGCTTGATCGCTCAAAGAAGCCACCAAAAATCATTGGTGGAGGATTTGCATTCTTTTGTTCACAGCTCATCACAGGAGATGTCGTTGACAACATCGGAGGGCTACCAAAACGCGGGCCTGTTGCCGTGGTTAATATATTGGGAGGCAAAGAGACATCTTCCGAACTGCTCAATGCAGTGGTCAACGAGTACAAGATCGTTTATCCTGACGCGTGGAAGGAACGACTAAGGGAGCAGTGCAATCTGTTGTGGATGGTGCGTGGGTATAGTGAGGATGGCACATTGAAAATGTTTAACCCAAAGGATATCGGCGAATGAAGTTGTATGTTGTGTCGGGCCAAACTGAAAGTGGTGACGACTATGTTTTCATTTGGCAAAATGAGCCTACTAAAGAGCAGATTGAAGCAGTTGGTTGGCCAGAAGAGATGGAGGCTGGCACTATGAATTTGCCATCATCTGCACAAGGTTACGAAACGGAGGATTAATGGCTAACATCACCTTGCCTAGAGGAAGTAGAAACCGTTGGTATTTCGTTATTGTTATGCCACTAGATAAGAACGGCTACGGCCCAAGTTCGGACAAGGCTTGCCATAAAATAACATGGGAGGTGTGGGATCAGGTGTGCGATACCTTTGGGTCGTACGATTATTTGTCTGATGCTATTGACCGAGCTGAAGAACTTAACGAGGAATATTATGGCTAAGTATGTTGAATACAAATCCAAGAAATTCAAACTCCAGAAGGATGGGATTGCTTGGGCTAAGAAGATTAAGGCAAGCTTCAAGGGCGCTAAGACCATGAAGGTTGAGACTAACTATAACGCTAACAATGAACTTGAACCGTGGACAGCCATCGTGCTGATGAAGCAGTAATGGCAAGGCCATCAGGCCCTAAGACACGATGTAATGGTACATGGACTGAAGCTAAATTTCGTTCGTTCATTCGTGGCAATCTGCGGCGGGTGTCCATGAAATGGGCTCCAATTCAAACAACACTAGGCAAAGCACGGGTGAGTAGAGGTTTCTACCAGTGTGCTGGCCCTTGTCAGGAGATAGTCCCCGCTACTACTAAGGTAGATGGTAAGCGTGTGAAGAATGTTCACGTGGATCATATCGAACCAGTTATCGACCCAGTAGTTGGGTGGGTATCATGGGATAGCCTTATTGAACGTATGTTCGTAGAGGAAGAAAACCTACAAGTACTATGTGATGCTTGCCATAAGGCAAAGACAGATGAAGAAAAAGCTGCAGCAAAGCAGCGTAGAGACGGAGAAAAAGACTTTGAGTAATACTTTCAATGGCTACGGGTTGTTCAACGATGTACTTAACCCAACCCTAAAGACTTGGAACCAAGCTAATGTGTTCATGAATGTTCGTCAGAACCATGGCCCAGAGGTTGGTATGAGTTACCTCCGTAAACTTAAGCGTAAGGATCAGGTAGCCTTGCATCAGCTTATGTCCCACATTCAAGCTCACGGCTACGAACAGACCCGTCGTGACATTATGCGAAAGAACAATGCCTAATGAAGATTGCAATAGATTACGACAATACATACACCGAAGACCCAGAGTTTTGGTATGAGTTTATGTCTAACGCTCGTGCCAAGGGTTATGAGGCGTTCATCGTGACATATCGAGATGAGCGATATGATATGACTGATGGGCTTGAGTTTCTTATTGAAGATGACTTTGAAGTCTACTTCACCCGTGGTGTTGCTAAGAAGTGGTGGATGCAGCAATTCGCTAAATGGGAACATAAGAGCGTCAGTGTTTGGATTGACGACAAGCCAGAAGCCATCCTTAACAACTCTTCCCTCGACGTTGAAGGTTTAGCAGCATGGCGTGAGGAGAATGCTCGTGTCAGTGCTTAAGACGGATAGCGCATCCCGTAAGAAGTACCCAATGGCCCGTGGGTTGTTGGACTATTTCCCAGACGCGCTGGCTGAAGTATCCAAGGTGAGCTATCTTGGTAATGAGAAACACAATCCCGGAGAGGAGATGCACCATGCACGAGGCAAGTCTATGGATCACGCTGACTGTATCGTTCGTCATCTCGTTGGTCGGGGCGGTTTTGATGGGGAGGTGCGGGAGTCCGCAGCCTTGGCTTGGCGAGCCCTCGCCCTCCTACAAGAAGAACTAGAGAATGAATTGAATCTTCCACTACCTCGTGGAGCCAAGAAGGAGTAATTGTAATCGCACGTATTCTAATCCTAGATATTGAGACAAGCCCCAACATTGCTTACGTATGGCGCTTCTTTAAGGAGAACGTCGGTGCTAAGCAGGTGTTGGAGAATGGCACAGTGCTGTCCTTCGCTGCTAAGTGGCTTGACAGTAATGAAATCTACTATCAGGACGTAAGTAACGATAGTGAACTGAATATGATGAAGGTGTTGTTCAAGCTTCTGGATGAAGCAGACATTGTTATTGCCCACAATGGTGATAAGTTTGATCTGCCACACATTCAGGGACGTGGTGTTGTCCTTGGCCTTAAGCCGCCCGCACCATACAAGACTGTAGATACAGTGAAGGTGGCTCGCTATGAGTTCAACTTCCCATCCAATTCTCTTGAGTACTTGGCCAAGGTGCTTAAGCTCAAGAACAAGAAGGATGGGCACCAGAAGTTCCCCGGCTTTGAGCTGTGGCTTGGTGTACTTGCCAACAACCCTGAAGCATGGGCTGAGATGCGAGAGTATAATGTTCAGGACATTCTCGTCCTAGAAGAACTGTACCTCAAGATGCGTCCTTGGATGCGTCGTCATCCCAACGTTGGTGTGTTTGAAGACAATGAAAAGGTTGTATGTCCGAAGTGTGGTGGTGATCATCTCCAGTATCGTGGGTATGCTCATACTAGTGTGGGACGCTTCCGTCGGTTCCAATGTAATGGCTGTGGTGGTTGGGGTCGTACCCGAACTTCTGTCTATCCGAAAGAACTAAGGGAGAACCTTGTTGTCAACGTGGCTAACTAATTTCGCTATCTACTACCTAGCTGTCGGCTATGTGGTGAATAATATTATTGGCCTTATGGCCATCTATGGCAGTGGTGGACGAATGGGTGTCGATATTGGGGCATTCATTCTAACCATCCCCACTTGGCCCTACACATTGTATCAGGCTATTGGTGGCCTGTTCGGAGAGGAGTAATATGACTGAGATTGTACTGGCTTTTCTAATGGTGTTCACAGGCAATGGCACGTATGTGCTAGAGACTGTAACCTCTATGCCTCTGAGCCAATGTCTTGATGAAGCTGGCAAGGTCAACTTTGACGACACACATAACTATGTGATGTTCTGTGGACCAGCAGGAGAGACTGTTGAAGGTTGATCTTATTGATGTGATGGGTGACGATCTCCGAGTGGTTAATTCCGCTCGGGTGTCGTTCGATAAGGAGAGTGGTCTAGATTACTCTATCGAAGATGAGGGGGAGCTAAGTTCTAAAGATATCAAGCTCCTTAACTATCTAGCCAAGCATGGACACTGGACACCATTCAGCCATGTACAGATCACTATGCGTGAGACTGTCCCTATCTTCATCGCTCGTCAGCGGTTCAAGCATATGGTGGGGTTCACTTACAATGAAGTATCTCGAAGGTACGTCTCTGACGAGCCGTCCTTCTTCGTACCGGAGTCGTGGCGTAAGGCTGCTGATAATGTAAAGCAGGGCAGTAGTGACGAGACTGTAGAGCGCCATCCGTTGGCGGCTTACACTATTGCTGAAGCTTACGAGCAAGCAGTAGGGGCTTGTCAATCGTGCTACAATACAATGCTTGAAGCAGGTGTAGCCCCTGAGCAAGCCCGTATGGTGTTGCCTCAGTCTATGTACACCAGTTACTATGTGACGGGCTCTCTTGCAGCCTGGGCTCGGGCCTACAAGCAGCGTATTGACTCTCACGCACAGAAGGAAATCCAAGACCTTGCTCGTGAATGGGGTCGTGCTTTTGAACAACTGCCCCAGCTAAAACATTCGTGGGAGGCGCTAGTAGCATGAAGGTCAAATTTGATGTAGATGAGGAAGGTAGGTCAACTATGGTCTACCTTTCTGATGATGGAAAACACTCCTGTGACGCTGTGTATATGACCAACGGGCTGACCTTGCCAATTGAACAGTTGGAAAGCCGTATAGAAAGAGCCAAGGAAGCCGAGAAAAACTATTTGGAAAATTTCCTCACAAACAACTAAGATAGTCGGTATACATAACTACCACTAAACAAAAGGATGGTAGATGAAAATTCAGGGATCACCCTGTCCCATATGTAACCGAGCTAGAGAATATGTGTCGGAGGTAAACGCTGCCAAAGGAAAGGGTAAGCCATGTCGATCTTGTGCCAACTCAATTAAGGGTGGTGGGGTCGGATGGAGTCCTCTTTGTGCAGACTGTGGGATAAGGGCTAAAACAGGTAAACACAACTCGCAGTGTAAAGAGTGCCATAATAAACGTAGTAGTAAGTATCACAAAGAAGTTTATCGTTGGGCTAAGTACGGCCTGAATGGGCCAATAGCCATGGCCGAATGTGAAATTTGCAAAGCAGTTGAAGACCTAGTTATTGATCATTGCCATGACACACAAGTAGTAAGGGGTGTGCTGTGTCGTACATGCAATATGGCTCTAGGGCTGCTTAAAGAAAATAAAAACAATGTAAGGAGTGCCTTAAAATATGCAGAACGAACATTCAACAATTGATTTGCCCAAAGACATTTTGAGTCAGGTCACTATTTTTGGCAAGTATGCCCGACACATCCCATCACTCAACCGTCGTGAGACTTGGGCTGAGATTATTGAACGAAACAAGCTGATGCATCAGCAGAAGTATCCCAACATTGCTGACCTGATTGATGAGGTATATGATCGCTCGGTACTGACGAAACACATCCTTCCTTCTATGCGGTCCCTACAGTTCGCAGGAGTCCCTATTGAACGTAATCCTTCTCGCATTTACAATTGTGCGTATCTCCCTATTGAGGACACTGATGCGTTTGCTGAGATCATGTTTCTACTTCTTGGTGGAACAGGGGTCGGCTATTCTGTACAAGATCGACATGTATCGAAACTACCTGTTGTCTGCGGACCTAAGGGCAAGCCACGTCGCTATGTCATCGGAGATTCAATCGAAGGCTGGGCAGATGCTGTTAAAGTTCTTATTGAAGCATATTTCAATGGCAAGGCCGGAGTAAATTTTGACTATGGAGACATCCGAGAAAAAGGAAGTGAGCTTGTCACCTCAGGAGGCAAAGCTCCGGGACCAGAACCACTACGAGAATGCCTCAACCGAGTACGAGATGTTCTTGAGGGAAGTATCGGACGGAAACTCAGCCCAATCAATGCTCATGACATCGCTTGTTATCTCGCTGATGCTGTACTTGCTGGGGGTATCCGTCGGGCTGCTATGATTAGCCTGTTCTCGATTGACGATGAAGAAATGATTGGAGCTAAGAGTAGTTCGGTTGTATCCAACCTCATAAGTCGAGAGGATGTAGATAATAAAACCATAAAGCTTTGTATCGAACAAGGTGGTATTGTCTATAACGATATTCTTGTCAAGCGGGCCAAGGAAACAGATAAGTATTGGGACATTGAGCAGTATGAGCGAGACGGAACATTCGGATGGTGGGTCACGAACCCACAGCGATCACGAGCTAATAACAGCGTTGTCCTCCTACGAGGGCACGTCAGTGAGGGACGTTTTAAAGAGCTTTGGGACCGAGTTCGAGCTTCGGGTGCGGGTGAGCCGGGGTTCTACTGGACGAACAATCTCGATTGGGGCACTAACCCTGGTTTCTAAACAGGGGTTATAAAACGAATTGAATTCAGGGGATATCCAGAACGGACAATCCTGAGCTAAGCTTTTATTCTCACAAACAGGTGATTTCTAAGGTATATGTATGTAGGGACTAACCAACAGGAGCTACAATGAATACCTATAACTACGAAATTAACGAAGACGGGTCTATTATATCCAAGCACACTGGCAATCAAATCTATGTGGCTACGTGCAAGAAGGGGTATAGCAGAGTGAGGTTGAAACATGCTGATGGTGGTAAGCCACACTTGGTGCATAGGCTTATTGCCTTAAAGTTTATACCTAATCCCGACAACCTTCCTCAAGTTAATCACAAAGACGGTAACAAAAGTAATAACCGCGCTGATAACTTAGAGTGGGTGACTAATAAACGTAACTGCGAACATGCTGTAGCCAACGGGCTTTATCATGTCACCAGAAAAGCGTGTGAGAATAATTGAAAGTGCAACGACTATCCCGAAAGGGAGTAGGATCAAGTGATCCGAAGCGGTTCGCTCGGCATAGCCGATGATGATATAGTCTGATCTGCATAGGAATATGCAGCAGCTTCGTAACTAACAGGGCAACGAAGCGGGGTAAGTTTAACGAACTTATCTGAACACCATGTGTTGTGAAATCGCACTCAAGCCCTACCAATTCTGTAACCTTACTGAAATCAATACCTCTAACATCGTTGATCAGGATGACTTTAACCAACGAGCCAGCGATGCAGCATTCCTTGGCACTCTTCAAGCAGGGTACACAAACTTCCACTACTTGCGTTCTATCTGGAAGCGAACGACTGAAGAGGATGCTCTTGTCGGTGTCGGACTAACAGGTATTGCCTCTAACGCCATTAAGGAACTTGATGAGCTTGAGGCTGCTGATAAGGCCATGATGACTAACCGTCTGGTCGCATCTATGATTGGAGTTAATGTTGCCTCACGAGTTCTTACAGTTAAGCCAAGTGGAACAAGTTCTCTGGTGGTTGGCAGTAGTAGCGGTATTCATGCTTGGCATGATGATTACTATGTCCGCCGTATGCGGTTCAACAAAGATGAAGCGATCTTTAAGTATCTCGCCCGAACAATCCCAGCTCTGGTTGAGGATGAACACTTCAACCCCGAAAAGATGGGCGTGGTTGGTATCCCACAGGCAGCTCCTAAAGGTGCTACGGTTCGTACAGAGTCTGCTCTGGATTTGTTGGAACGCACTCGTCGCTACAATGTTAATTGGGTGGGGGCTGGTCATCGCTCTGGTGATAACCGAAACAACGTCTCTGTAACCGTGTCCCTAAAGGACAATGAATGGGGTGAAGTCGGTCAGTGGATGTGGGACAATAAGGATACCTACAATGGTATCAGCGTTCTTCCATATGATGGTGGCTCATACATTCAGGCCCCGTTTGAAACTATCACTGAGGAACAGTACAACGAGATGGTAAAGCATCTTACAGCTATTGACCTTACCAAAGTTAATGAGGTACATGATGAGACAAACCTTGCCGCTGAAGCAGCCTGCGCTGGCGGAGCTTGTGAGATTGGCGATTTTGTATGAGTGCGTGTATGGTTGTAGTTACACACTCTACACCAAGGACAGTGTTGAAGTAATTCACCCATCAAGAATTAAGTATGTATAGATACAACAAACCCCCAACTCGGTTTCACGCCGGGAAGGGGGTTTTCTATTAACTAGCGCCTTTAGAGACTCTAGTTACAATAACTCTGATGTCATAGATATCGAACGTGTTGTTACCACGAATGTAGAGCGTTGCTCCATTCGCCTCCCAAGTGTCGAGGGTGTATACAGCAGTACTAAGAACGACCTGTCGCTCAACACCATTCCCTTTAGGGAATGTAATGGGCCGACGATAAAGTTCTCCGACACTACCCCCAATATCAAACCATGTTTCAAGATAGGTGGAGCCAACGTTAGTTGGTTTAGCTGTGAAGTCTACAGTGATGATAAGACTGTCGCCCTGCTTACCCTGCACCTTACCACCGACCATCATAGTCGTATAGTCTGATGGCATATACGTCTCAATCTTACTGGCTGCATCGTTAGGCAGAACAGTGTCGGTATCAGCAGCCAATTCTAGTGGACTGCCCTCAGTGTATGTACCATCGTTGTACGAAGCCCAGCCAGTGGGATTAGTCCTAGCTGCAAAGGCTGCGATGCCATCTACAACACTCTTGCGGAAGGATCGTTCATTACTAATCCCACCGCCTGTAAACCCTAGTGCTGATAGTACAGCTCTACGGAAATCAAATTCATCCATTAGTCTTTCTCCTTACTAACTTTCATGAGGGTCTTAATATCAGACCTAATTTCCACAAGCTGACTATCAATCTTATCATCACGTCGTTCCAAGGAAGCGTGTTGTAGAATTAGCTGCTGTTTAAGCAACTGGATTTGGGTGTTGTTTGTAAACACCATGCGTACAAGGTAAATAATACCCGCAACCATCGAGGTAATAATACCGTACAGCCACATGTTGAAGTGATCCCAATTCATCGTTTTAACACCCTCCCTACAACTTCTGAGACGAAGTAGAAAGCTACCACCGTGTTAGTTGTATCGAGAACAAACGTTCCCGGCTTCGTCACTCCCCAACCTAGTACGCTATCCCATAGGAACAGCTTGGCTAGGAATACTACAATGATGTAGCCAATGAGGGTACGAGGGCTCCACCACTTATCATGGATAGTGGCAGCGACCTGTACATCTCTCTTGGCTTCGAGCCGAGCAATCTCTTGCTCAGCCCTAATCCGTTCGCCATCATTCTTGGCGTTCTCTTTTGCTGTTTGCCATTTTACTAACGCGTCAGTGATTGTGTAGAATGGGTTCAGCCAATCAAGCAAACCCATGATCAATCCTTTGTGTTAGCTAGTTGGTAAACACCAAACGAACTTGCTGTACCAATGATGACATCCAGTACCACGGAATCTAGTCCCGGAATACGGATATCATAATAGTGCAGGGCTACTAGAGCAGCTACGCCTAGTACAGAAGCAAAGAGCTTCTTATAATTTCCCCAATTAATTTTCATATCACTTCTTTCCGAATATAGACATAAACACACCAAGGATGGCTTTAAGCACAATTGCTAGGGCACTGGCCCCTGCACTATCCTTACCGCTCTCCACGGGCTTCTCTGTGGACTGTAGGCCATAATTAGCCTGCCTTAGTTCCTTCTCATACTTCTCAGCCAACACGGCAATGTCATTCGCCTTGTCGGTGCCATTCACTACACGACGTGCTGCCCAAAACTCAAGGAAATCTTCCTTGTCACTCTCGTCAATACCATCAATGTAGTCGTCCATGGCTTTGCCAGTGAACCAACCCTCTTTCATTCCTACGACACAGATTTCTGCCGAGAGGTTTGGCTCCATAGCTTTATCGGGATTGTTGATTAGATCAACGTGGAAATGATCACCTGCCTTCCTGTAATTGAAATCCCATGTGAGCTGTACGAACCCACGACCATAATAAGGGTAGTAGCGGAGGTTACGCTTACGCCAACTCTCCGCATTCTTCACCCAATAAGCTTCACGAACAGGTAGGAATGTCCCATTCGTTTCCCAATGTACTGTACCTAGTACGTAGGCTACTTCGTCACGATTAAGCTCGTGCTTAAGGCAGGTGTCAATAATCAATTGTTTATGCATAAGCCATACTGGCCTCCTATTGGATTGGGGTTATGCTGTGGGGGAAACAGTGGCCAGAGAAACGGTCAGATTGCTCGTTCCCGCAAACGTGAGCTGGTAAGTCGTGTTGCCCAGAGCGTCGATAACCTGCGTGGTATCGCCGTTGGTCGTCACGTTGGAAAGGGTTGTGGTGCCGCCCTCGTTAAAGCGACGGCCACAGTTGCCAGCGGTGCGGCCCTCAATCACAACGCGGCAATTGTAGGAAGCCGCAGGGGCCTCAACGTTCCATGTGGCAACCCGCGTTCCGCTGCCTGGAACGACCACGATCTTGCCATCGACAACGCTGATACCGTCACCAGTGAATGTGATCAGCTCGCTCGAAATACCGCCAAGGAGGTCAGTTGGCGCGGTGTAGGCATCGGTCGCGCCATCGGCCACAGCCAGAGACAGAATGTTCTGCTCAATGGCAATCTTGCTGGCCTGATAGAAGTGGGTTCCGTCCTTGAGCAGATACTCTGGAACCTTATCGGCTGCTACCGAGGCAATAGCCGCAGGGCTGCCGTCGCTGATCTGGAGGAATGGGCGCCAGTCCCAGAACGCCCCGGCATTGATGGATTTGATATGCGCCTCAATCAGCAGGGCGTCGGATAGCTCTTGCGTGGAATTGGCATCGCGACGGCTGGGCCAGCCGATCTTGCGCCAGCCGGTCAGCCAACTATTTATGCGAGTATAGGCGTCGAGAACGTCCTGAATGTCGGTGTATTGCGTATCGTTTAGCCCGCCATCCCAGACAAACGTTGGGCGGTCAGGCTCGTTGACTGCATATAGCGCGGTTTCAATATCGAAGATGGAAAGACCGCCACTGCCGTATTGGGTGATGCCAGGATAGCCGAGCAGGATTGCGCCGGTCTTTGGATCTGATGCCACTGTGCCGTTGGGGTAGCTATCGCCGCCAATGACCATAGGTTGGGGGGTGTAGCTTGAGCCCCCACCCGCTCTTCGGGTGTTTGGTAGCGATAGCGAAAGGCCGAGCATTGTACCCATTAGAGGGGCATCCAGGCGTCATTAATCAGAACGAAGCGCTTGCCGTCCTCGGGGGTCACTGTTGGCAAAGACAGGGCAAATGCCAGAATGCGGCGGATGGGGTGCATACTGTCTCTCCATATGAGAAAAGCCCTCGGCTGGTGGGCCAAGGGCTGGAATGAGTTAGGCAGATGGCGCCGAAAGTTCTGGGTATTTCATCCGCTCATCGCCTTCCGGCCAACCGAGTTTCTGATGCTCAGCCCCAGCAAGCGAGCAGGCGATCTCAAACGCCAGTATCTCGCTGTCAAATTCGCCCTTGGTTTCGCTGCCGGAGGACCGTTCGCCTTGCTCGTAACGAGTGACGACGAAGCGCTCGACCTTGCGGATGCGATATTCAACCTTGGTTAGTTCAGTCATAGCAGTTTCCTTTGGAAAGCGATGGCCGCAGCCACCTATTCAGCAGGATTGCCGAATGCAAAAAATCCCCTCCTGTTAGGGAGAGGCTGGGGAGGATTGGTGTCGAGCGGGCCGGGACCCGAACCCGGATGGCAGGAACTACCCCTGCCGCCGTTTCTGGCTTGCCTGCGCCGTCAGCCGCCGCTCGATTTCGTTGCCCATTGGGCTTGTTAGGTTGGCGGGGTAAGTCTTCACCCCGAGTGCGTTCCGGTCCACAGCTCCAGCGTTACGCCATCGCCGCCCTACGCCATCTCTACCCGCCACGGGGCCTGGATCGTAAGCCCATCGGGCTAATTCCTTTGAGGCGGCTGGCCTTCCACCAACGTAAGGACGGACTATACGTCACCGTAATCCGCGCCTCAAACTCTAATTCCTCTCCGCACCTGCCAAGGCTATTGCAGCCTCTAGTAGATCGCGGGCATTGTCTCCGCCTATGGCATCAACGGCTAGTTCGCAGAATGCAGCGAACATGGTTGCAACCTCGGCGGGGTCGTCCTCGTCTAGCTCGACAAGCTCAAGCTCGTCCATATCAAATTCGCGCGTCTGGCTCATGGAAGCCTCGCAGAATTTAGGGCGCAAAAAAGAAAGCGCCGAACTTTGGGGGTTGGCAGGGTCCGACCGGCGAATACCGCGCAGAACATCGGATCATCCGCCAACCACTCTAGGCTGCTTCGCTTTGGTCGTCAACCACAATCAGGTTATCAACATCAGTGAATTCCACCGGTGTTTCTCGCCCATTGTCGCCAAGCACTACAGCCTTAACCGTACCCTTCTTGGTCACAGACAGGATGCGGGCAAGGACGCGCTGGTCTGCCGTCATTGGCGCCGTGATATGACGCCCGACCTGCATTGAGCCGAGCTTGGCCCGACGCTCAGCCTGGCGCACATTTGGCCGCCCCTTGCGCAGTTCAGTCCGAACCGAGCGAGTGTTGCCATCCTCGTATGCCATAGAACGCTCAGCGCGCATGATTGAGGCCACTTTCTCCCTCGCGAGGGTATAGGGCCGCCCATCGACGTAAAGCACGCCCTTAACCCCGTTGCACTGGCGGAGCGCATACCAGTTTTCAGGGCCAGCAAAGCGCATGAAAATGTACCCGGTCAAAAGCGGGCGGCGCGTGATGATTGGTTCCTTGGTCCGGTGGTGGGTCCGCACCTTCGCCAGCCGTGGCATATGAGCCCGAAAGCCGTGGCGCCGGATTTCCGCAACCGCCTTGCGCTCGCAGTTTGGGTTTGTCTGTACGATGTACCAATGGTTTTGCGTTTGCCCGTTCATAGTAGCCCCTATGGTTGGAAATGGATTAGGCGGAATGCTTCTTCTTGAGAACTCGTGCCTCGCCCATGCCAAGGCGGCGCTGGACTTCTTCGACAGAGATTTTCGCGTTTGCGTCCCGCACCGACTGAATGCGCTTTCCCTCAAAGTCTGGCAGCGGCACCGGAAAATTACAGACCCACTCCCCGAACAAGCCGATAGCGCGCATGGCTATGAACGGCAGAAGGATCAGAAACACCGGCGTGTAAAACCAGATGCCGACCATCAGCCAAAAGGCATTCCGGTTTATCTCGCCCGCTATCTCTGGGCAGGCATGGGCAATTCGGATGTTGCGAATGTAGGTTCTGCGGATCACGATAAACCGCCAAGGGATGCCGTCAGTTAGCCAGTGCCAGCTCATCTCACTGCCCCTTGTGATCGGATGGGGGGAGAGACTTCTTGCGCGGGTAAACGAGCATCGCCATCAAGAACGCTAGAATGCCGGTCCAGATGATTTCGCCTCGATAGGCGTCTATCCAGAT